AACCCTACTAGCAAGCACTCCCAACGCAACCAAACTCGTAGCCACTGCGGCCTGGATTTGCACTCATCAGGACTTCCCTACCGAAGCCGACCTTCACCCGGACAAGTGTGGCCCTATGGTTAAGCGGGTAATTGGTTACGGGCATGAGAGTATTCTCGAACACGCTAGCTTCACCTTCGCCATTGAAGGAATCAGCCGCGCTTGCTCGCACCAACTGGTAAGGTATCGTATTGCTTCTTTCAGCCAGCAAAGTCAACGCTATGTAACATTTGAAAATTTCAACTATGCTATGCCAGAAACTATTCCTGCAAGTATGCGTAATACGTATTGGGAGTATGTGGGAAGCGCAAGGGTTCTATATGATGATTTGCTTACAGCCGGAGTCCCAGCAGAAGATGCCCGTTTCGTGCTGCCCAACGCAGCCACCACTAAACTGGTCATGACTATGAATGCCAGAGAACTCCGGCACTTCTTCACGCAGCGGCTTTGCAAACAAGCCCAATGGGAAATCCGAGCTTTAGCCGACGCTATCCACGAGATTTGCCAGCATAAAGACCCTGTGCTTTTCCAGGAATGCGGCCCGGATTGCCTGAATTGCAGAGAAAAAACCCCTTGCGTTATTAGATGAATTGCCAGGAGAATACACAATGAGTGAAGAACTAAATAGTTATACCAAACAGCGTATTGGACCATATATACTCGCATGAGATAGGTAAATCGGATCTTATCCGTATGCACCAAGCTGTCAGAAGCAGCAAAGAATTGCGCTATTATGCTAAAGAGCATGAAATAGATTGGGAAGGTGTAAAAGAAAAATTCACGGCTGGCTATTGTCTACTATGTGTAGACAATAATCATATGTACACAGCAAAAGAGATTAATAGGCGCAAAGCTGCTAGTAAATGCCTTTTCTGCCCATGGGGTATATTCGAAGGCATGAAATGCAATAATTACCAAGACCACGACGAAGCCATAGAACGTTATGATAAATGGCTAGTAATGCTGTGCAAACTTATAGAGGAGCATAATAAATGAATATCTTCTCAGTGCCATATTGCTGTAAAGCCTGCGATTTTCGCGTAGATTCTAAATCTGCCGGCCACAAGCAAACTGATAACATTGAAATATCTTGCAAACTGCAATTACGCCTTCCAGTAAGAAAGCATTCTTGCAAGCGACAGAAAGTTAGTGTTGTTGCTTATACAGATTTTATATCTTTGTATGATACACAAATTATTTTAAATTATTTAAAATATCAACACACGGTTGTTTATAAACTACGAAGGCTACCAATTTTCAGCACTATCTGGAGGGTACTAAAAACTAGAGCCTTAGCATAGACTATCTAAAGGAGTATAGATGCAAATAACAAATTTTAGAGATTATAAATGCCGTAAAGTACGCACAGAGCATGGCGATATTTGCATACTTTGCATAGCTACAGTAGATATAACAAGTAGAACTTGGTATGGTAAGAAAATAACTAAACAAGCGCAAGTATTCCAATACGGTAATAGTATCTATTGGCGATTTATGAATACTGGAGAATTGTGTCCTATATACACAGTTACAAATTTAGAAGTGGCTTATAGAGTACAAAATCTACTTAAGCAAGCTGACTAGTTTAGGAGTTAACTATGGCAAAGCAGCATTTCTTGCAACAAGCCCAGACCTATGACGCATCCAAGCATGATATAATTGGCTACTTCGCTAGTGAAAAACTAGACGGTATTCGTTGCTTCTGGGATGGTGGAGTCAGTCGAGGCAAACCAACTACTGAGATCCCTTGGGCCAACACAGCCAAAGACAAAAAGCAATTCATTGCTACTGGGCTTTGGTCGCGCTATGGCAAAGCCATCTTCGCTCCTGACTGGTTCCTGAATCAACTCCCTAATTTCCCACTAGATGGTGAGCTTTGGGCTGGTAGGAAGCAATTCCAGCTTACTAAGAGCATAGTAAGTACGCATATCCCTACTGAGCGGTGGAAGCAGATTAAATTCATGGTATTTGATTCCCCTTCACTAAAATATGTTATGCGTGACAGGATTATTGAAATTCCTAATTTCTCAAAGCGGCTACGTGGCGTAGATAATTGGTTGAAGCAGCAATGTTATTATGAACTGCACGGAAAGACTTATCAAGATATTTATAAAGAGCTATATATAACATTGCTACCTACTTCTAATCTTGAACTATTACAGCAATTAGTTATAACTAAAGATAACATGGCAACTTTTGCCAGTTCCTTGGTAGCAGCAAACGCAGAAGGAGCAGTCTACCGGAATCCAGATGCTAGTTATGTGACAGAGCGTACCTACGCTCTGTTAAAAGACAAACCAGAACTTGATGATGAAGCCACAGTTATCGGCTACTACGCTGGCCGGGCAACTGATAAAGGCAGTAAGCTACTCGGCCTTATGGGAGCGTTGCTGGTAGAATGGAAAGGGAAGCAATTCAAGCTGAGTGGCTTCACAGACCAAGAGCGGGTGTTAAGTTCAGACGGGATCATAACAGGAACTACTTATGCTGAGCTATACGCCGCTTCCTGTCCAGGAGAGTTATTGCCTAATACTATCTACGCGATAAACTTCCCTAGGAGGAGCAAGGTGACTTTTTGCTATAGAGAATTGACTGATGCAGGTGTCCCAAAAGAAGCACGTTTTTTGCGTAAGTATGAAGCGTTGTAGGTGAAATTATGAATACAAGTAAAGAGAAACAAAGTAGCTATCTAGGAGCCAACATGCACACTAAATGCAAACACTTTGACTATGGCAAAACAGCTCCGAAAGAATATGGAATGTTCTGCATAGCTAACTCACAAGAAGCACAATCTATAACCACTGCTGATTGTGTTGGCTGCAAGAAGTTCAAGTCTTTACAGTCAAGCTTTGAAGATTTCTTATTTGACAAAAAACTAATTGAACCAGGCGGAGATTATACAAGTGATGAAGTAGTAACCATAGCCCATCTAGCATTTCTCGCAGGTCAACATTCTAAAGAAGATATTGTATAATGAAAATGCAAATACTGCAAATTATAGCTCAAGGTGTTGTGGCATACATACTGTTTACATCCACGGCAAGTGAATTACGTGCTAGACATTATGGATTAGTCACAATAATGTCGGCAATAATTTTATGGATAATCTTTATCCTAGCCGGAACATTTTCTCAGTTTATAACTTTCTTTAGCGAGATTTTATGATAAGATTGCCAAAGAACAAAAAGCCGTCTAAGCTAATGCCAGAACTATTAGCTTCTCAGGCCACAGTTATTCAGCTATCTGGTGTAAATCCACGCTCTATAATGGGGCCAGATTGGTGGAAACTAGAACGTGCTAAAGCGCTAGCAAACGCAGGTTATCATTGTATCTGCTGTGGGGTAAATAGTGCTGATGTTTCCTTGCGACTTGAAGGACACGAGGTTTATGAAATAGATTATGAAAAAGCAGTGATGACGTATAAGCATACAGTAGCGGTATGTAAACTATGTCATGCGGCTATTCATAATAAACGCTTAGTCACAATGCACAGCAGGAAGCAATTAAAGCTGAACGATCTACAGAAGGTCTATAGGTACGCAAAGAATGTCTGGCAAAAAGCCTACCCTGATAAGCCTTTGCCACAACATATTAAATACTTACACTGTTATATCAAAACCCGTGACATAAAGCTAGCCAGACAACTACATAGTGATATGCCATCACATCAGCCATGGAATGCTTGGCGGCTAGCATTTAACTCAAAACTCTATCCGCCAAAGTTTACATCTTTCCCTCAACTGCAATGCTATTACATAGGAGCACCTTATGCAGATTAGTAACATTCATACTCCCGGAGCTAAAATAGCAATTGTTATTCCTACTCCTTCAATGGAGGATGATTCAGAGACACGAAAAGCAGGTGGAGCTAGCCTTTTAAACAGCAAGCTACAAAGCAGATTAAAAGCTAAACTCGCTAACGTCGGGATTCTCCGGCATCATTACTCTATTCTATCAGTAGTCCAGATCCGCCATCCTAAGATCAATGACATCTCAAATGAAGAACTAGCTTGCTGGACTGAGTTACTCCGCCGGGATTTAGCCTCGCTAGATGTTGATTGGATTCTTAGCATAGGTGAACTTCCTTTACGGGTGCTGACTGGCTTGGCTAATATATCCAAATACAATGGGTCTCCTTTAGAATGCACCTTAGCCCCAGGGAAATTTGTCCTAGCAATTGACTCCTATGATACAGCCATGTCGGTTCCATCTTGGAATCCATTGACTGATTTCTTCCTGCAAAAGCTAGCAAGGTATCAGCATACTGCTAAGTTACCTTGGAAGGATATTAATGTCATTGTGACAAAAGACCTGGAACTTATTCGTAATGAATTTCTAGAGCAGTCTTATTCTTGGCTAGCTTTCGACATAGAAAGTTCTTATACAGAAATGACCTGTATAGGCTTTGCTAAAGATGAAAATACCGCTTATGTAATTCCTCTTGTTCATATGTATGGCCCAAGACTAGGGGCAGCACTGAAATTAATTCAAGAAATCTTAGCCACTGACATTCCTAAGATTGCACAAAATGGTAATTTTGATTTAACTTATATGGCGTGGAAGTATAAAATCTTCGTTCGTAATTTCGCTTGGGATACTATGCTCTGTATGCATAGCATGTTTCCTAACTTACCAAAGGGCTTAGACACAGTAAGCGCAATCTTCACAGATGAAGCCTATTGGAAAGACGACGGCAAGCAATGGAAGTTAGCCTATGACAAAGTAAACTGGCCAGAGTTCTTTAACTACAACGGTAAAGACACAGCTAATTTGCTGACTATTAGGAAAAATCAAGAAGAATTGCTAACCCTACGTGGTACAGAAGCAACATTTAAACAAGAAATGGAGCTTTGTTATCCTCTTATTTTCACCGAGCTGCGCGGCATTGCAATTGATGATTCAAAGAAAGATGAACTAGCAGCAGAGGCAGCGGAGAACATCCGTCGTTGGGAGCTTTATCTGAATGCAATGCTAGGAAGCATGGCTTGCAATGTGCGTTCACCTGCACAGATGGCAAAGTTGCTATACCAAGATTTAAAATTACCTAAGCGTATACGTGATGGTAAAATAAGCACCGACATAGACGCCCTGACTAGCTTGATCCCTTTCGCTCCGGAGATTATAAAACCAATAATCATTATTAAATCCTGGCTGAAAGAATCAAGTGAATACAAAGTCCCATGCAATGAAGACGGCAGAATGCGGTCTACACTTAAACCTGCTGGAACTGTAACTGGCAGATTAGCTTCCAGTAAGTCTATCACTGGAAGTGGTACAAACTTCCAGAATAGGAGTAAAAAGCTGCGTATATTTTTCATTCCAGACAGCCAAGATCATGCTCTAGTCCAAGTTGACTACTCAAAAGCAGAAAGTTGGATTGTAGCAGCCTTGGCACAGGATGAGAAAATGCTAGAAGCGCTCTATGGAGAAGATTTCCATAGCACTAATGCAAGTAACTTCCTAGGCCGCAAGGTTACGAAAGATAACTATAATGACCGGCAACTAGGTAAGCGCGTCTCTCATGGCTGTTGGGATGGAGAAGCAGAAGTGCTTACTCCTACTGGCTGGGTTAAGTTTGCTGATTTACAAGACAACACTGAGGTTGCACAATGGAACAGAGATACTAAAGAAATCTCTTTTGTAGTTCCTTCACATGTAACAAGAGAACATCATGATGGTGATATGATAAGCATGGATGGAAATAGTTATTCTCATTATGTAACTCCAGACCACAGGATGATTTCTAATACATCATCTGGCTACTGGACTGTCATGGAAGCAGAGGATTTTATAAAGCGCAAAACCGGTAGACTGCCAATCACCGGATACAAATTCGAGGGTACTTGTGAACTCTCAGACAACGAGCTGCGTTTGTTAGTCGCTATCCAAGCTGATGCACATATTGATTCTAGCAATGCAGTTAAATTCAGACTTAGGAAGTTAGCTAAAATCGACAGATTGCATAAGCTATTAGCTAGTTATAACTACACAGAAACAGTAGACATAGACCACACAGTTTGCATACGTGTAGCCTATAAAGAAATCTCGAATATAGTAGACTCTTTCATAGGCTACAAATTATTTCGGCCAGAAATGTTTTACAATCTACCATTAGATAAAATAAAGCTGGTTCTGCAAGAAGTTCTATTGTGGGATGGAGCGCAGTCTAATGATATTAGAAATAGAAAAGAATACATAACCACTGCCAAGCATAATGCAGAAGTTATCCAGACTATTGCACATTTAGCAGGCTTGCAAAGTATAGTCACAGAGACTATCCGAGAAGGCAGAAAAACATTATACGCAGTGTCGTTTAATAGCAGACAATTAGCACGTATGGAAACTATGAAAATTTCGCGCACTCACTACACTGGAACTGTCTACTGTGTAACAGTTCCTACAGAGTGCTTTCTAGTTCGTCGGGCAGGTAAGATCCAAGTAAGTATGAACTGCAATTACGGTATGACCGCTTTCCTACTCCAGACTGTCCTGCTGAAAGATGGCTATTCTTACACCATGGCTGAGACACAAGCATTGCTAGACGCATATTTTCAATGCTATCCAAAGGTCAGGACTAATTATCACCAATGGATTCAAGCTGAGCTTAATCGTGACAGAACACTTACCAATCCCTTCGGGCGTAAGATTACCTTCTGGGAGCCTTGGGGGAATCAGTTGTTGAATGCCGCTTATGCTTGGATACCACAAGGTACTGTTGGAGATATGACTAACAGAGGATTGATTAATTGCTACAACAATCTACCAGAAGCAGAACTTCGCTTGCAGGTGCATGATTCAGTTGTGCTGCAAGTTAAAAAATCAGACATCAGCGCAGCTTTTATTCGACGCTTAACTGACTGCATGATTATCCCGATGACTATCAAAGGGATTAATATCAGCATCCCAATTGATATAGAGCTTGGGGATAACTGGGGTAAACTTACTAGCTGGGATAAATACAAAGTAGCTAATAACCTATAGGAGATTAATTATGCCGTGTGATGTAAACTTCACCTGTAGTGATATTGATGATGCTAAATCTACCTTAACAGATATGCAGCAAAGAGTAACCAGGGTTATATCTATCTGCGATACATTATTACTAGATTTGCACGAATTACTATCAGACTCCGGACTCCTGGAACAACTACGCGAAGCTAATTCAGCTCTACGCACTTATGGGGAAGAATGTGAAAGCGAAACAGATGACTTGCGGGCTGAATTATCCTCATTGACTGGTAATGACTATTGAAAATTCTCATTGCTTAAAATTTTCCCTATTGACAACCTGAAAATCTATGCTACTATAACCCATACTCTAGGAGTTGACAAATGCTTATTGGTGTGAGTGGAAAAATGGGAACTGGCAAGACTACCTTAGCGAAAATCGCTGAGGAAGAATTTGGTTTTACTGCAACCTCTTTTGCCGCATTGTTAAAATCTGACTTGATGTGTGTACTCAATAAAGCGGCTATTTCTTTTTCCTATTATGGATTTTATGGCACACAAGAACAGAAACAAGAACTAATCTGGATTCGTAGAGCTGAATTACCAGCAGAATTTAATGCTAAAGGATTTAACTATTTCTGTGAACCTATAGACTCAGATGAATGCTACGCCATTAGCTATCGCAAACTAATGCAATGGTACGGAGCATATAAACGCACACAGAATACTGATTACTGGGTAGAACGGCTCATGGCTGTTACTGATTTCTCAGTGCCTACTGTCATTGATGATATTAGATATTTCAACGAAGCCGTTATGATCCAATGTCTAGGTGGTTTGCTTGTCCGAGTAAATTGGCCGCGTGGAAATGAGTCTTCTCATATAAGTGAAACTCAGCTTGATAGTTTTCCAGGATTTAATTGCATAATCAACAAAACCAAAACAACCTCGTTGGCAGAATACCAACGACTATGCCGAGAACAACTGGCAATCTACGTAGGAGTACCATATGACCCCAGAGGAAATATTAAAACTCTCTCCGGATAAGAAACTTAAGCTGTGGCTCATGCAGAATGGCTTTCCTGACAAGGACATCCCGAAGATTCTGCAATATTGCCCACAGTTAACGCAGCATTTTACTATTGAGCAAATAGCCATTGCTTGCCTTACTGACATTAAGCAGTTCATCCCTTCGAAAGCAAGCATCATGATAAGCCCATTGATCTACAGCGCTGCTCAGATGGAAGTAGGGTCTAATAAAATAGCCTCGTTCATTGAGGAATCAATGGCTATTTGTTGTAGTGACACGCTGGAAATCTACATGAAAGATTTCATCAAGCAACTTCAACAGCCATTCAAGGACGCAAGATGATACTTAAGGATTATCTATTCTACACAGAATCTTCTGCGAGTCCAGAAAGCTACCATGTATGGACATTCCTTAGCATGGTAGCTTCTATTCTCGGGAAGAAAACCTGGATAAAATGTAATTACTTTAACGTATATCCTAATCTTTATATTATCCTCGCTAGTATGCCCGGAGTAGGTAAGAAATCCACAACTATGCGTATAGGCCGAGGGATTGTAAAAGATGCGGATTTAGATGTTCACTACTCTAATGACTCTCAGACTCCACAAGCGCTAATGCTTGAAATGAAAAATGCGTATAAAATCCACCAAGTAGCAGGGACTAAGCAGTTTTATGGCTACAGCGCAGTTACTATTCTAGCCAGTGAGCTTGTCTCGTTGCTAATGAGTGGGCCTGCAATGGTAGATTTTCTCACGGATATTTATGACAGTGATACTAAATTTGAATATCGGACTAAAAACGCTGGCTCGTTGTCAATAGACAATCCTTGTCTTAATATCTTAGCTGGGGTAACTACAGAGAATCTAAATTCTCGTATTATCAGAGACGCGGCTGCTGGTGGTTTTATGTCTCGCGCTATCATTGTCTATGATAACGAGACTAGACATTCTAGTGCATTTGACCTGCCAAGTGAAGAGCAGCTAGCTGCACGAAAACAGATAGCATATCGCTTTATGCAGATAAATGACCTATATGGGGAATTTAGTTTCACTCCAGAAGCGAAAAAACTTTACCAACAATTTGAACTTGCTGAAACCCAAGCTATGAATAGACAAGTGGCTTATGTAGAATTTCGTTCCAGGAAACCAATTCATGTATTAAAAGCTGCAATGTTGGTAGCAGCTAGCGAGCTAAGGATGATAATAAATGAAACCGACATCACAATAGCGATGGAATTATTAAACCGTGTGGAGTATAATATGAAATACATCCACCTCAGCACTGGAGGGCATAAGAATGCGGAGATAAATACTAGAGTAATAATGACACTTGGCAGGACTGATGAGCTAGACTATGTAGAACTAGTAGAGCAATTCATGAGCAGTACAGATGAAGCTACAATTGAGAAGGCTATACTTACACTTCAGCGGGTGGATTGGATCAAAATCCGCATACTGACTGACTGTAAACCCCAAAAGCAGTTGATAAGTCTAACAGAAAAAGGAAGAGATATGTTTAACAAATACAACTAAGGAGTTTCCATGAGTAGTAAAAATTCCACTGTAAATGACGATGTTGAGTTAATAATTTGGACACATGACCAACATCCTTGTGTAGTCTGTGGGTTCATCACCACAAGAACAAACAGATTGCATTCTAAACCATCCTGTTCGTATGGCTGTGATACTATTATACTTGAAACGGAGAATAATTAATGCCAGAATATTCTGAAAGAATCAAAAACGTAGCTGAGAAACGCTTGTTGCTTAAAGCCCTGGATGGCACTATTCTAGAAGATATTGATGGTATGTTTAAACGTGTAGCTACTTACCTAGGCAGCAATGCAGAGGAAGCAGAAGAATTTTATACTGTAATGGCAAATAATCAATTCCTGCCCAATTCTCCTTGCTTGGTAAATGCAGGAGTAGAAGGGCGGGCAAATCAACTTGCGGCATGTTTTGTTATTGACATACAAGATTCTCTGGAAGATATTTATGATAAACTAAAAGCATCTGCGTTGATCTTCAAAAGCGGTGGTGGAGTAGGATTCAACTTCTCAAATCTACGGGCAGCTAATTCGATTGTCAGCACTACTAAAGGAGTAGCCAGCGGACCAGTCAGCTTTATGCAGATATTCGACGCTAGTGTAGAAGGTATCAAGCAAGGTGGAGTACGCCGGGGTGCAGCAATGGGCATCCTGCGGGTTGACCATCCGGATATTGAGGAATTTATCCAAGCCAAGCTAGATGGCGTGACATTACAGAACTTCAACATCAGTGTAGCTGTGACAAATAAATTCATGATGGCGTTGATTGAACGCAAAGATTATGAGCTGATTTGCCCCCAGACAAAAAAGACCGTAGCTAAGGTATCTGCTAGGAAGATATTTGACATGATCGTAGATTGCGCCTGGAAAACAGGCGACCCAGGGGTTGTGTATATAGATAGAATGAACGACCACAATCCATTGCGGGGTGATAGTAACTTGATAGTTGCTACTAATCCATGCGTCATTGGCAGTACTAAGATCTTAACTCGTCAAGGCTATAAGGAAATTGCCACTCTCGAAGGTCAACCAACTGAGATTTGGAATGGATATGAATGGTCTGTAGTGACTCCTAGAGTAACTGCGGAGAACCAACCTACTGTAACGGTTACTACCTCAGATGGGCAGAGTATTGTCTGTACTCCTTATCATAAGTTCTTCGTACATGAAGGATTTGCACGGAATGGCAAGCAGTTTATTAAAACAGCAGAGCAATTAGCTACTGGTGACAAACTACCTAAGTCTAGCTTCCCTGTGATTGAAGGTTCGCAAGCAATGTCAGCCCAAGTAGCGTACACTTATGGCTTCTATTGTGGAGACGGAAGCAAAGAAACTACTAGAGAACGCAATTCTATAAGTCTCTATGGAGAAAAACAACACCTGCTTGAGCGGTTAGTTTACGAGCATGTAAATCATTGCGCTGATGGAAAGATGTTTGTTAAAATACCTAACTTTTTCAACAACAAAACCTTCGTTCCGGATGCAGCTTATTCTATCCAGACTAGACTTGACTACTTAGCTGGATTAATCGACTCAGACGGCACGCTAAATGATGCAGGTGGAAGTATAGCTATCTGGAGTAGCAATAAAGACTTCTTGATTGCTACCCAGCAAATGCTTCACACACTTGGCTGTTCTAGTACTGTTAACCTAGGCACTCCAGGTAAGCTCAAGCAAATGCCAGATGGCAAAGGAAAAAAAGCAGCTTACCAGACGCAAGACTGCTATAGACTTGTAATCAGCGCAGCTTATGTTGAAGAGCTTAAAGCATTAGGTCTACAGACTTATCAAGTTCCTTTGCAAGCATCTCCTAATCGAAAAGCAGCACGTTTTACTATCATCACGAGTGTGACTCCGGCAGTAGTCGCAGATAAAGTCTACTGCTTCAATGAACCTAAGCGGCATACAGCTATTTTTAACGGTATGCTTACTTCGCAGTGTGGAGAAGAGCCTCTAGCAGATAATGAGTGCTGTGGTCTTGGGTCTATCAACTTGTCTAGCTGTGTGGTAGATGGTAAGCTAGACCTAGGACTTCTTCGAAGAGTAGCAATGACAGGGACTAAGTTCCTTGGCCGTATGCTGATGGCTAGCGAATATCCTAGCGAAGTAATTGATACTAAGGTAAAAGCCAGTAGGAAAATTGGCCTAGGCCACATGGGGTTTGCTGATGTACTGATTAAGCTAAAAATAGCCTACACTAGTGAAGAGGCAATTGAAATAGCTGAGCAGATAGGCCAGACAATCCTTGATGCCTCTGTAGCAGCTAGCCACCAAGAGGGTCAAAAGCTCGGCACTTTCCCATTGCTTGATGATTATGTTGCACCTGAGCATATTAAAAAAGCACTAGAACGTGAAGGCATACCATTGTCTGTCTATACTCCTGCGTATAGTGCATTAACAACTATTGCTCCTACAGGGACGCTTAGCATCTTAGCAGAATGCTCCAGTGGGGTTGAGCCTGTGTTCTACCTTGAGCAAGAAGAACACAGAGCAGATGCAGTTATAACTCACCTGCATCCGTTGTACGCTGCTTGGAAAGCAGCACATACAACCAGTAAGAAACCTTATTATTTTCAAGACCTGAAAGATATTGATGTAAGCACACATATAGCTATTCAAAGCACTTTCCAGCGGTATGTCTGCTCTGCCATCAGCAAAACTATCAACATGCCTTTTACTGCAACTAAGGAAATGGTTGCGCAAGCAATTTTAGAAAGCTACCACACAGGGTGCAAAGGGATTACTATTTACAGAGATGGTAGTAAAGCAACTCAGGTTATTTATGATTCTAATGGAGCTAATCATAGACATAGCAAGAGCGCTATTGTCCCTGACCCTAGGCCAGAAACTTTGGATGGGACTACTTACGAAATTAAAACCGGCTACGGTATCATGCTTGTTACAATAAACAGCTACGATGAGCAGCCATTCGAGGTAATCTGTCAACTAGGCAAATCCGGGGCAAGCGAAATGGCCAAAGCAGAAGCTATCAGCCGCTTAGCCTCTATCCTTCTGCGCTGCGGAGTAGACATCAAGACTATTATTTCACAGCTTGAGGGCATAGTAGGAGGTAATCCTATTCATACAAAACACGGGCTTGTTACCAGCATACCAGATGCTTTGGCGAAAATCATGCAGTTGCATACAAACAAAGCAATTATTATCCAAGTGCCTCCGATGATGAAATGTGAAGAGTGCGGAGCAGGGGCAGAAATGATAGAAGCAGAAGGTAGTTGCCTTAAATGTACAGTGTGTGGCTGGAAAAGTTGCTCTTAATAAGAAGGAGTTTATATGTCGCAACAAGGGGATAAGATACAACGTACAAAAACACCAGAAGAGCTGGCTGAGGCGATAGTAGCGGATATGGTTAACGATTTGAATATCCGCATAGGTGTAGGTTCTATCTGGAGGCAGTTAGATTCAGGCAGGCGTCAAGAGATTTGCTCTAAGTGGAAATACATAATCATCAACAAACTGACTGCTTAAACAAAGGGAGGGGCTGCGATGCTCCTCCCTTTCTTATTGTCTACCTCCAGATTGCTTTTTGCAGATGTTCTTTCAGCTCAGTCATAGTGATAACCTCATCCTCAAGCCCATCTTTAGTTGCCTGGTGAATAACTTCCAGCACTGCCGCAGTTATCTGATCTTGATAATGCTGAGTAATAGCCAACCTTGCTATCTCCGTGTGCACTACACGAGTTAAGCAACTAATAGGCAATTGATCCGGCCGGAGGGCTGAGACATCTAGCAAAACTGCTAAATATCTAAGTGGCATACCACAATTAGGTTTCTTCCGGATGACCTCGCGAATCACATCAATCATTAAGGGTTTGACTTTGAATAACTTCTTTAACCATCTAGGCATACCAACCTCCATCATGGTGCTGTTTTAATTGCTTTCTCATACTTAGGCAGCACTGCGAATATTCCAAACCTCCTGACTCCCCGCCACCAGAAAAATGCCCGCAATTTGTTAATCCGCCGCTTCAGCCCTTTGCACAGTCCAGCAGGTTTATAGTCATTAACTAGTAAATTTTTGAAAATCAAATCAGCTTTATCACGATAGTTATTACTTAGATAGCCGTTTCTAATCAGCCAATACAAAGCATCATGGACAAGGCTAGCTCTGATTGTACTCTTGGTATCTACAGTAGGTCCACTAGCCCCGTCCCAATAGAAGCCTTTACGCACGAATAGCCAGCCATCTGTGTTAAGTTCTATATACTCAGTTACTATTTTCTGCAAAGGAAAGATATCAGTCTGATAATAGAAATCATATAGTAGATGATAATCAAATCCTTTAGTGTAGATTACCTGACTCATAGTTACCTCGTTCGCAAGAGAAGAATAATAGCAGATAGAAGTTCATTAGTATTATAGTCTTTGATAATATCAGTAATATTGATCTCTGCATTTAATATCTGTTGACATATAGCATCACTATTAACCTTAGCTTTTGCTTTCTCCTTTGGTGTTCCTTTAATATCAAGTCGCATGAATTGTTACCTCCCATGGCAAGTAAGGAAAAGACTCTATAAACACTGTATAATCTCCAGCAGTGTCAAAAGTCAATTCGATAATAGATTCCGTAATAACATACTCAACTCCTTTAAGTCTTAATACCCCACTAGCATTGCTAATAGTTACTTTATCATTCCCATCTGCAATTATGGTTGTCTTATCTATTATAGCTAAATTTGCTAATCGCATACTAGCATAACCGTCTTGAATATAGAAAGTTTTACCTATGTATTCTCCTTCTATATAATTCTCTCCTTCTTGTATTTGGATGTTTACTAAATCCACAGGACAATTTACATTTCTGATAATTCTACCAGTGTTTGGCTCATAAATAGTTATATTCATAATTAACTCCTGTTGTCATTTCCTAATGCTAAGATCATATAAACTTCATCATGATAAAATGTTATACTTTGCCCGTCTACATATAGTTTAAGATAATAAGTATAAGTACCACTAGCTGGAGAATCTGTAACCACAGCAGCCATAGTTTCGAAGCGTTCAGAAGTAGTAGTAGCAGTCTGATAGACAACTGTGCTAGTTCCTCTATAGACTACTAATCCTGCGGGATAACCAGTAGGATCAGCAGCGCCCCCTTTTACCCAGCCAGAGAAACTAATTACTATAGGCTGATTATCAGTTGATGTTATAGATAGTGATAGTAATGTTTTATATTGAATCCCAGTATCAAATGGCACATAAGTGCCAACTGTTCTGTCTGCACCAGCTACTATCACAGTAATAGCATTATTTCCTATTTTACCTGATGTTATAGTGAGATTAGCAATTTTAGCTGCATCAACAGCTAAGCTACCAATCTTCGCGTTAGTGACTGCTAAGTTAGCAATTTTACCATTAGTAACAGCAAGATTAGCAATGTTACCTTCCACGACAGCTAAGTCATCTATCTTAGCTGTCGTGATCGCCGCAGTGCCGATCATCGCATTTAAAATATGCCCAGTACCAATCAGTGCGGCTGCAATAGTCCCGCTAGTTACATAAAGCTTTGAAGCCAGCAGCGTAGCTATCTTAGCATTCGTAATTGCTGCATCTTTAATAAATGCAGTTCCAATAGCGGCTGAGGCTATATAAGTAGACATATTAGCTTCGGTGAGCTGATTCAGCTTAGCAAATGCTCCTTGATCCAATATCGACTTAGCATCAAGCAACGCATCTGCAAAATCAGTCCCGCTGAATGTATACCCAGTCAGACTGTTAACCACACTGACTGACCAGCCGGTTTTCCACAAATCCGCAGTTGCACCGACATGCCCAACTTGCAGATTCTTGACCCCAATCTTAGGATAACTCCAAGTAGACGCAGTTCCATCAGTTGCAGCCTGCCCAATTACTACACAGCACTTAGTTCCATTATGTCCGAAACGAATCCGGTTATTAGAAGCAGTGCTGCCAACTATAGAGGCAGTAGTATTCATCCAAGCAGGAGTAGTAATATATGTATACCCACCGACATTAGCACTGAATGAATTAGCCCCTACGTATAAAAATACATCAATAGCAAATTTAAGCATTGAGCCAGTCCAACTATTTGGCAACGTTACAACTATTGCCCCAGTTGCAGTTCCTGTATAACTATAAGTACCTCCTTGAGGTTGAGTAATGGCCAATACGTCATTATCAAGACTAATATTGCTAATCCTATAGTCATCAAAATCTACCGTCTCAGCTGGTTTTACATAGTTAGAAGGTGTAGTCTGCACCCCGACTACTTTCTCCAGCATAATCCCATCAAACCACATGCTATTGCCAGCAGCGGTTTCATTATCTACTCGGATAATTACTTTAGTCGAAGCATTAGCTGATAAATCAATCACCCCGTAGACTCTCGTCCAGGCCCCTACAGTTGCCGAGGCTGTAAAGCTGATCGCGCTACTTGTAGCTCCATCACTAGTTTTAAGATAAAACTGCCCAGCCCCAGATACTATGCTGGATTTAACAAAAGCACTAACTACCCATTTAGAATTAGGTGATATAACAACATTATAGTCAGTTATAGATGTCCCTAGGAAGCAATAGTTATTCAGCGCTGTGGCAGTTAACTTAATACTATATGTTCCTATATACCCAGTATCGTAACTCCTAGTGCCAGCACTGACAGTAAATGCACTAAAATCAGCATCGTTGAAATAACTATATCTCCCAAGGCACAAGTTAGCACTGCCAAACTCCTCGGGCAGGCTATTAATATCAGTCCCCCAAGTAGCTCCTACAGTTGCGTCATTAGTGACAGAAAGCCCATGGACTAGCAGCGCCCGACTGGTTGTCATATCCGTCCAGCGCATCATAGTCACAGATGCCCATTTAGCAGTTGCCGTCGGGACATAGATAGCTGACTTCTCACTTACAGCTACAGTAATAGTGGTATTTTCATAAGTTGGCGCCAGCGGTTTGCCTCTAGTACCAGCTACACACCCAGGCTCAAAAACAGCAGTAGCGGCAATAGTATCTATTCCCGATGCTAATTCACTATCATACTCATACACTCGCATGTAAAATCCAGAAGTGGCATCACTACCAGTACATGCGACATTAGCTGTAATAGTATACTGCGTACCAGCAACTACACGAAATGCAGGAAAACTCACACCAATGTCAGCATCAGCAGCATTGCTAAGTTCTAAGATAGTCTTAGCAGAGTCATTGTATTTGATGTTAGTAGTAACTGCACTGCCATAGGTAGCCTTAGCCCCAGCAGGGCGGCCATCTTTAGCAACAGCTCGCATATTGCTATTGAATTGCAAGTTACTGGAAGTCAAAGCAAGTTGGTTGAAGTCGTTCTCTTGCCAGTTGCCATCCAGAAGCAAAGTCCCGTCGCTGGCATATACCTCAAGATCATTCGCCATAATCTTGCCGAGTTTATTAATCTTCCACCCGGTCATGGCTACACCTGGAGTGTAACTAAAGTTATCACTCCAGATTTCATTCCCTATTTGAGCATTCTGCACCGCAAGCTGACCAATCCAAGCTGAGCCTATTACTTGATTGGCCTGAGCGACCCAGGCGAGCTTGTAATAAGTTCCATAGTTAATAGCCATTTGCCATTGATTAGTGGCAGGATCAAGTGCATTAAATGTATCAAGACTAGCAGTCGTTGAGTAACTCCCGCCAAGCGCTTGCCAGTAAACATACGGGGAACTAAGTGTAGTATTCCCAGCTGCAATATTATACCTAGTCCCCATGTAGACAATAACATGAGCATTCCAACTCAGCAGATTAGCATTAACAGTCCAACTCACGCCATCATGAATCGGTACCTTATAAGTATCACTAAGCCCTTCTTCAAAGTCAGTAACATTGCTGACAGCAATTTCTCTGTTAATCGTAACGCTAGCTGCGGTTGAGTAAGTAATACCAGTTCTGCTGAAACAGTCAAACGCACCTACTTTGATATACCACAGGCCATCATTCAGATAGCAATCTGTAGTAAACTGCGTAGCACTTACTGTGGCATACAATGTAGCGCTGCTAGGAGTAAATGCTGCACCTACTTGGCTGCAATGGACTTCGTAGCCACTAATATCTGGTGTAGTAAGTAACGTCCAGGATACCTTAGCCCCACCAATGAACTGAGCAGTGGCAACATCTTGTACCTGACCAGCTTGTGCATTAACTGGGCGCATTGTAGTTTCTACGCCAGCCCGATCAAGCATATCAACAGCTTGTACGCCAACATCAAATGTTCTGTATGGCCCAGAAGTGGTATGTACATTCAATGCAAATGTAAAATCAAAGTAATTCAACTTACCATTATTAATGGTATAAAGCACAGTCTGTGTTCCAACTTGGTAGATATTAACCTTATAGTAATTAAGCCAGTTAGTATTTGCCCATTTCCCAGTAGGTTCCGACCAACCGATCATACAATTAGGTTGATTGAATGTAAGATTATCCCCAGTTGAATTAAGTACACGTAAGTCATCAATCCCGCTGTCAATATACGGAATTTCAATGTTAACTAAATCCGCTGCTTGGAAGTTAATCATTGCCCCAGCTGACTTCGGGCATTCAGCATTCAGGGTATTAACAGTGGTCAAGATTACCTTGTAGTAATCTTTCAGTTTTACATTCCGGATAACAAACGTGGTATTACTAGCTGAGCCAGCATATACCAGATCGTCAAACTCAACATTATCCTCGCTGGTCTGGTAATAAATCTTTACCTTTGCAAAATAGAACTTATCAGTAGGTAAGCTCCAGCTAAGATGAATATCCCGTGAGAATATATTCCCAGTAGTTACCTTTGTCCTGGTAATTGCACTTACAGAAGTAACTTTTGGGAATTTATCATGGATAGTTCCAATAGACGTGGTATTAATTACCGGAGTCCCATCTGCTTCCTGGTAGACTTCCTCTCTGTACTCAACTGCCTTAATAGAAGTCACAAACTCATCAGCAAGATCAATCTGGGCAATACGGAATTGCCGCAAGCTACCTTCGCTAGTAATAGTCAGACTATAGACAGTATTCTTTGCTGGGGTAGTAGTATAAGTTTGAGTGCTTTGAAGTATAATAACAGTCTGCCCACTAAGATACCCGCCGCCGTATACGTTATAAGTAGCATAACCTCCATCGTCAGTACGCAGATGCAACGTAACGTCTCTAAGGGTCTGGGTATTTATGACCTGCCCGCTGCCTGTACCAGCTCGCCAACCATCAATAGTAGCTTGGCTAAAGCCGAGTTTCAAATAGACAGCATCAGTAAGCAACAAACCTTCGATATAAACAGTCTTCTCGGTATTATTAACCGCTGCAAGCATACCACCTTGGCCCCAATCAGGCAAGTTATGCTGAACAGTAATAACATCCCCAAGCGTAGCATCAAGGGCCTCAGTGAATACCTGAAACTCAATAGTGCGGAAGATGTACTTATTCGCTGCAAGCAGTTTCTTGCCAATCCTCCACGCCTGAGATGCCTTGGTAGTGCCAACTGCGGTATAGCTTAACTTATTGGTCTTCTGTGTAAGATCAGCATCAATGATAGCAATCTGAGCCACTTCATAATCTGACTCCTCGTCCATAAACTTAAGTTCAACCTCAGTAACCCGGTCTTCCCAAGCTGTAAAGTTCTGCTTGAAGCTGTCTTTAAGCATAGTTGCTTCTGAGAAAAACTGAACCGATTCACATGGAATATCCAGATAGAGTTTTAACTCAGACCCATTCCAATAAGGAGAACAGTTAAACGAAGACCCAAATTTACACAGCGCATCCCAAAGGGAATCTTCCTCATCAAAAACCACGTTAGCTACAAAGCGTTTCTCTGTGCCGCTATTGCCATCAGGGACTAGTTCATCGCAGTAGGTTGCCCAGGTGTAGAAATCTTGCAGTGATACATTATCAGGATGAATGCCATCATAGCGAGCCACGGTTAAATTATTATTAAATACTGGCTGAGTAGCTACATCATAAGCAATCCATGCCGGGTTTTGACTATACTCTACTGCCCAAGAAGTACCATTGTAGACTCTCACTAGTGAGCCTTCAATAATTGGTTCAATCTGCAACGAGCTGTTGAACCGTTCAGATGGAGCGCCTTTCATTGCTAGCATAACATGTCTGGGATAAGAAAACTTCTCTTTGCTTATCCCATATACCGCCCCAAGGCTAGCTTGGTCTATCTTATCGCTGGCATGTTCAGATAATCTTCTAATATACAGCTTATATGCATAATTCGAATTGACATTTACAAAACAGTTAACATCACAACTATCAGCACTCTCCCCTTTAACTGAGATGGTCTCACTAGCATAGGAATATACTTTATTACTCGCTACCTGCCGCCAGAATGCTCCTGGATGTGCAGTATCATCAGTCTCCAGTTCTGCCTTAGTCAATACTGCATTGGTAGAAGTATTATACTGCACCCAGTAAGCATCAGAGTATGTGCTATATTCTTGGTAGTCTAGGACATCCTTTTTCCATTCGCCAAAACTCCACAGCACAGTAGGAGCCATGGCAATAGAATCAGCGCTTGTAGAGAAGTAACTCTTAGCTAGTGTAGTCTGATTTTCTAAATATGCTCCAAACCGGACAGTAGTAGGAATATTACCATTCTCTCCCATGCGGGCTAAACCACTAGCGAACCTAATTGCAAATCCTATCTTATCATACCCAGCAGCTAGGTCATAAGTATAATAATCTCCAGGTTCATCTAGATTAAACCCAGGATTGAACTCAATAACAGACTGCCCGAAGCCAGTCATTGCTGTCTGGCTTACATAGCCCAACCGACGCTGTAGCTCAAGCCCATCATCTTCAGATTCATATTGGTCATTTATCTTAACATCAATTATAGACTTAATCGGTCCATAGCCATAACCAACTATACAATTGATTGCATTAGCATTAAACCCTGAGACATCTGATCTGAAAGCTACGATAATATTCCCTGACTTAGCGCGTAGCTTGCCATAATACTTAGGAACAACTACTCCTTGCTCTTGTGTAATGTGAGGATTCCAACTATAGGCGTTACCTGTCTCTATACCAGAGCCATCTTTCGAGGACTTCACCCCGAATAATTTTTGCATTACCATGCCGACGCCAGCTACTACTAGTCCTTGTCCTACTGCTGCTAATCCTTGAGCCAGCAGCGGATATGCTGCACTAAAAGCAGACCAAGCTGCTTGCATAGCTGCATAAGCAGCTTTTATATATAACATTATTGTTGCAAGCGCAGGTCCGCCAACATTAGGATACACTACCACCTTATCAGTCAGTTCTACAACAGTATCCTCACTGACTACCTGGCCATTAACAAATACCTTATACTCCATCTCTTCTGGAATAATAGCCTTAACCAACTCACCTACAGTCTGGCCAGTATAATCAAACTCAACCAGCACACCTTCACGCTCTAGTGGGTTACTAACTTGCTTAATGATTAATTTTTCCATCTATAAAAGCCTTCCAGTTTGTTTTTGTACAACAAGCTATCTAGAGAGCTTATAACTGTGCCTGATGGCTTAGTCGCGTGGATAAATCGAAACCTATCAATCATCATACCGACATGCGTGACGAACTTACCATGTCTAAACGTGGCTAAATCTCCAAACTGTGGAGTATCGACACATTCAAACCAGCTAACGTTATCTTCAAACAGCCCATGCCGGTCAGCCCGCTCCTCTAAATAAAGACTCTCTGGCATATCCAGCCCATTAGCCTTGCCTAGAAACAAAACAAGACCGTAGCAATCAAATCCACTACGGTCTCGTCCATTTTCCCTATAAGGCACTCCTATTAATGACTTATACAACTCGAAATCCATCTTCCCTCAATCCTGGAAATCCACCGAAGTTAAGTAAGTTCCCTTTTGCCTCACAGTCATCATGGGTGCGTTGGCAAGTTGTATCAGCACCAGAGTATTTACATTCTACCCCTTTAAACGGCCAAGGGCAATACTTAGCAATAAAGCGATTCTTAGGAAACCGCTGCCTCATTGGGCTAGGGGTGCTAAGTTGCAACGTGATTACTTGTGAATCATAATTGCAGCCCATTACTACGAAATTCATAGTTAACTCAGAATAGTTCTCTGACAGCAAGCCTGCGTTGACTATGTAAATATCCACAGTTGTGTCTACCAGCCCGTTTGTATCCTCAATATACGGGATGAACATGCGATTAATATTAGGCACAGACAGCACAAAAGTAGGAATCTTTCCATCTTTGGTGCTAGTTATTGCGTCGAACTTAAACTCAAAGGCTTGGTATAAATTGCTTTGGAAAGTAATACTTTCATTATTATTAACAATCCGAAGATGCTCGCCGTCAACATTCAAATCAGCCAGCAACAACCAAGGATTAGCACTAGCAATCTTGTTTTTCTCCAGTACTAACGCAGCAGGAAGAGTCTTAGGCATTTATTCCTCCCTGAGAGTGATCTTGTTGAAGGTATAAATTCCACCTACTTCATTCCACTGGACAACTTCATTAAAATATACAGTCCTAGCCACGCCAGTCTTGTCTGTGAATGCAAATGATGTGTGCATACCATAAGCATTCCAGAGATTAATCAACACGGTAGCATTAGCAGATAGTAGCTTATCAAATGTAATCTCGAATATCCACTTATTCCCTGTGAAACGCTTTCTGCGCAGAACCACTCCAGTCTCGGTTTCTTGTTTTATAACATTCTCAACCGGGATTCTGTGTTCCTGTAATGGTCGTCTAGTCAATTCACTCCAAGCCATTATTTACCTCCAAAGGTCTGGTAAGTAGCCCCACCGGACTTATAGTCATCCAGAATAATGTCAATTATCATCCCATTCATGTCCATCCTAGTGGATACTTTATCCGATACCTGTGATTTGCTATTGTTGACTATATTGACAGCTACATTAGGCTGAGCAGTCTTGCCGAAGCTATCAGCATTACTAAGGACTCGCTCAGGTCCACGCTCTGCAAAGGAGTAAGACTCTCCGCTATGCAGACCACGGCCAATGACTGGTTCATTGATGATGCCACCTGCTGCCATGGGATACTTAGTCCCAAGATTAAGACCGCTGGAAGTTGAGCTACCGGTACCAAGCAATGAGAGTAAACCACTACCTGAACCAAAGCTACCAGTAGCACTGTTTGGCATTAGACTATTACCAGTGCCTCCAGTCAGCAATGTATAAGGCCTAGCCGAAGCAGCCGAACTGCCTGCCATGGTAGATGATAATCCTACAGTAGTGCCACCTCCAAACAATCCACCAATGATACTAGTAGCTAACCCAGCAAGCAACGACCCAGCAGTAGCCTCGCTGCCTCCACCTTTAGTATTAAGTGCTAGGATTTTCTTTAAAAAGTCATTAAGATATGCTGCATACATTTCAGCCAGAGACTCTTTGAATGACGTAACCATAGACTGCCCAATAGACTCCCAGAGGCTAGACATACTAGCATCTTGATTATCCATCCAATCCATGAAGTTATTCTCGCTTTTGCTGTAGAACCTCTCCAGAATAGAAGTAGCCCGCTCGGTAGATTGCTCCGCAGCATTGTCTACTTCTATGACTTGAGGTAACTTAAAATCTTGCCATGATGAGGTATCCTTCTCTGCCTGGGCTTGCTTTTTAGCGGCGTCAAGCTCAAGCATCCGTTCAATATTATTGATCTCAAACTCACGTTGCATCTTAGCTGCTTTTTCTGCTTGTTCAAATAGCTTATTACTTAAAGCAGTATAGAAAGACTCAGAGTTTTTACCTGCACGCTCTCCTGCCGCCGTGGCCTCTCCTGCTGATCGTAGCGGACCACTTAGCGAATCCAGCAAGGTTTGGTTGTAACCTTTAACATCTGGTGAGTCTACTAAATTATCCTTACCATCACCGAAGATCTTGGTTACATTATTGAAGAAAGAATCAAAATTCTTTCTCATGTCAGCCGGAATAAGCTCTGTACCAACAGAACTTATTTCATTCTGTAGTGCCTGAATAGAAGCCTTATAAGCCGCCCGAGCTTTCTTCTCATTACGTTCACTTATAACCTGCCAAGACTCACTGCTTGGGGTCGTCCAAGGAGTGCGATTATCAAGACGCTTATTGAGCATCTTGCTGTATTCATCAATTTCTTCTTGAATCTCACCATATTTAAAAGCATTCAGCGGATTGCCTTGGCTAATAGTAAGCGAAGCAATCTTTGAGGTAGTCTGTAGAATCTTGATTTCTTCTGAAAGTCTGGTAAAGAAATTCCCATACTTCTCCGAAAGTGAATCTACGATAGTAGTCAAAGCGATTGAAAATTCGTGGCCGGCTGCTATCCCTACACCAAAGGCGGTTCCTACTGCCAATACAGAAATCCCTAATGTAGCAGTGCCTAGTGTAAGTGAAGTTATTCCGTTGATAAGGGTACTAATCCCAGCGGCTTTGTAAAGTAACTTAGTAGCATAGACTGTTATATCTGTCATCTGCTTAAGAGCAGTCATTGCCACTACTGCCTTGAATATAGACCCTGGTAGATCACCAAGTGGGGACAACAATTCCTTAGCAATAGCCGCGCCATTACCTAGTAGCTTAAAAAAATCAACCGTAGCCCTGACAGCACGATCTATTCCACTCCAGATGTCAGCAAATACAGTCAGCACCTTTTGGCCAAAGTCAGTATAATTGCCTTTGGCATCAAACAACCGCGCATTCAGTAACTTCAAATCCCTGACCCAGCCAGCAAATACATCTGACTTCTCCAGAGCATCCAGGCTAATCATAGAGAGAGTATTCTTAAATATCCCAGCCTGACTACTTACAGTCTGATTAGCCTCAACTGCTGCGTATTGAAAATCCTTAACAGCTTTCGCTAATAATACCCACTTTTCCTGTGCAGACAACGCAGGATCGCCAAGTTGCTTATATACATCCCCCATGCTATTCTTAACCATCCTCGCAAATTGATCCGATTGCTTTGCAGTGTGGTAAAAATAGACTGCACTTCTTGGCGAATCTGCTTAGTAGTCTGTCCGGTGGACATTGAAATCTCTTTAATCAGAGCCAACGTAGACAAGGATTCTTCGGTAATATCAGGCGTGACAATAGCACCGAATTGGGCTAATTCACGAAAACCAGCGGTTATTTCATCAATGCTTAGTTTGTACTTAGGAGCTAGCCTCATTGCACTCTTCATGGTCTGTTCCATGACAGAATGAGCAATGTTATAACGGTCTATATATCCAGCACCGCCTCTGTATGTCAGTGCAATCATACCAGAGATAACCGCCAAGCCTTCTTTATAGTCATCCATCAGGCGAAGACCATCAGTGAAAGCGGAAGTAACTTGGTGAATACCTTGTTCTAAAGCATTAATGGTTCTATAGGCTATCGCGAAGCCAACAGCAATACCACCGAACCGCTTCCACCAAGCGTGGTAAGTATCTCCATTTGACCGCATAGCTATATCAAGCCGCCTATACCATGGCAAAGCAGCTTGGATTTGCTGAGCAGCTAGCTTAGGCCCACCACTACTAGCACCGCCTTTGCTAAGCACCATCCTAGCCTTCTCACCTTGCTCGGCTATCTTACGCAAAGCTGCTTCTTCTTTACGATGGGTGGCTACTCTGGAAAGTGCTTCTTTGCGAAAAGCTGCATCGGCAGTGACCTGGAGCTGCGTCTGCCTAGCAATCTCAGCATTAAGAGCTTTCTGAGCAGCAAGCCTCTGTGTCTCTAGTCCTTGATTCCAACTAGCAAACCCAGAGGCTTTATTAGCATTGAAGTTACCTAGGTAACGCTGAGCTGCGGAGGCTCTATCAGCTCTAGCTGATTCTATCTGGGAATAGGCTGATTTATTCTGGATATACGCTTGGCTTGCTCCAGCAGGTAATCGCTGTTGGGTAGCTAGAAACTTAGATGGATTAGCAGCAAACTCCTTCTGCTCCTTGTTTAGCAACCGCAGCTTGTCAATATACTGCATCGTAACTGAGTCTAGCTTCTTTATAGCCTCACCAGTGGTCTTGGCCCCAGTAAGAAGCTCCTTAGTACCGCGGTCACTTTTACGCAACTCCGCCAACCAAGCTTTCTGGGTCTTAATATCCTCCCCAAAAGCGCGATCAACTTCTACAAGTTCCTGACGAAGCTCAAATACCTTCTTCTTGCTCTCGACAACTTTCTGGACATCTATTGAGAACTTAACACCACCAATATCTATCATGCTTATCTCCGTAGTCTATCCCAGTTGTCATCAAAGCGTTCTGGCCGTAGTTGATCTTCGTATGGATTGAGTAGCTTATGCACAGAGTCGTTCATATCTTCTTGGCGGGATTTATCTTGATTAGGCTGGTTTATCAGAGCAGCTAAAGTAACCGCTTTAGCTGTACGCTGACGTTTGGCTTCTTTGTAGATAATAGTAATGGTTAAATCATCTAACCTTGCTGCACTCTCAAAGGAATATCCTGGGAACTCACTAACAATAGTTCCCAGGATTTCCAACCTACGATCATCAGCGTGGGTTATTTCGAGTGCAACAAGTTCTCGAACAAAAAATCAGACACCCCTCGCAGTTCGATCAACCCTACTCCAGCGAAGTTATCGATCTCCACACCGATAAATTTAGCAAGCTGATTACGCTCCTCTTGCAAGGTCATGCCGTCAGACGGAGTACTCATTGACTTAAGCACCTCCAGGGCATTCTCAGGCAGCTCAGCTACTTGCAGAGTAATCCCATTAGAGAGGCGCAGCTCACAGGTTCTATCAGAGATAAATTTCTTTGCGTCAAATACCTTTGCCATTGTTGTAGTCTCCAGACCAGAGTTAGAAGAAAGGGCTTGAATCGGTCATTGCACCCTAGGCCGTAGTGCGTTTAGCTAGTCAACGTCTCATCGCCGAAGTAATACGAGACAGTTTTGCTACTAGGAGTGGCGGCACCCCAATTAGCAGTAACCGCAGCCGGGAAGCATTTGAAAGTAACCCCGAGAACACGTTGGTTAGTGCCATCGTACTTCAACTCAACATCTGCAACAGCAGCAGCCGCAGGGAAGTTAATATGGTTTGCTTTGAGTGCACTCTCCGCGCCATTGACATATTTCTTAAGCAGCAAGTTCTGCGCTAGTGCCTTAAGCGCAGTCCCTACGCGATTCTCACCAGCTACATAATCAGCATCCGGGGTAGCATTCTGCGACTGCAAGACCTTATTCAACGTAGCAAGGTCAATCTCAGCCAGTTGCATAGTAACTTCAACAGCCGTACCAGTGATGACCGTATCTTCCGGAGATTCACCATACTGGTCACTTTTCAGGTCAACACTAGAGTCGCTAATTTTTACAGTAACCCCACCATTGGTCTTTCCAAGAGAAACCTCAGAACTTTTGGTTCCAAAATAAACTCCACATGCCCCAAGTTCAAAAGCCATAACTTACTCCTTTACCGTTGTGTGTATAATACCATTGAGAAACTATGGATAAACTTCCCATCGTCTGTGACTGTTATGTATCCTGGAACCTTAAGTGGTTCGCAGTTATATAAAGTCTCACTTGCTAGTTCAGCCCCGTTATTATGAGATAGCAGCTCAAATATCTGCCAATTCTTCTCTTCTGAGGTGCTATAGTCATTATATTGACTAATACAGTTAATTACAAGACCTTGCAGGAGAGTGTCATTCTCTGACCCTCCTGTGATACTAATAGCAGAGCCCTCTCTGTAGGCAATGGGAATTACTCCTTTAAATAACTCAGTGCCTATGGCTAATCCTATTTGGGATTCTATATGGTCTAGTAGCTCATCAAGAATCATCGGCTTATCGTTTCATAAAAGACTTGCTTTAGAAGAACTGAGGCCCTGGAGCTTACATTGCCTAACTTGCTGCTAATGTAATGCGCACCAGAGAGAGGATCAGAGAATCCTTTCGCCCACTCATGCATAATTGCGGCATGTGGTGCGTGGTAATACAGAGTTATCTTGTTACGTAGTCCAGTAAAAGCACTGCCTGAACGCTCAGTTGCTTTCAGTAAGTCTGCTTTACGTAGCCGCTTAGGTACTAATGCTATACCACTTAAATGCCTATTACTTGCACGGCCAAAGAAAGACCTGGCTCTGTAGATATGCCCATCCTCAGCAGCGAACTTAGGATTAGGTCCAAGTAAATCAGACACACCATGCTTAGCAGCCACCTCTGGTGTAGTCATAAATAACCTACCACCGATGTAAACCGCTCCAGAACTACGTAACTCCCCACTTCTCCAAGGTGGCCTAGGGGCATCAACGAGAGAAGCCCGGAGTAATTCTTCTGCAATTACCTCCGGGCTCTGCTCAAGGAATGCTTCAACAAGAGCCAGGCGGTCAACTACCCCAGCGACAAACTCTAACTTAGCCATATACTATCTCATAGTGATGGACTTGGCCTTCGACACGCCCGGTGTATTTACGCTTAACATAGAAAGTCTCACTGTTGATAACTAACTTCTGCCCTTCAACTAGCTGAGACATATCCTCAGTGGTCATGATGGTACCACGACCTAAGACATCAGGCCGACCATTGACAGTAGTAAACGCAGTTTCTTCGTCATTGTAGCCGTAGTGGTCTGTATTAGATACAGCGGAGATCTTACCGAATTTATCCTTAGTCTCCCAAGTGATTGTGAATCTGTCTGTGGCAGGTATCATATCCCCTCCATCGTGAAGATAGGATCAGAGGGAAGTGTACCATCATCGAAAGTAGCAGAAGCAGACTGACTGACATAGCCTGCAATTTGCTTGCGAATATCCCTAAGATCTATGACCTCGGTATAGTTCTTAAGCATCAGCTTAGTCCTACCGCGATACCTACGAAGTACCATTCGAAGTACTTCTGCACAGACAAGGTTTAAGTCATCTGCGCATTTGCCAATAGCATATTGGACAGAGCTATCAGATATTACCTCAGCAGGAAGTTGTAACTCATGTCGAATGTTTTCTACAGTCACCATGGCAGCCTACTTTGGGAGGGGCAATTGCTCACCCCTCCCATTGGTTAGCGATTAGGTCAATGGGGCATCGATGTAGTAACCAAGGTCGGCTGCTACTTTCTTCATGTCATGGTAGTGATGAGCTTCGACTCGGATGGCTTTGATCGTCGGCATGGCAAGTTCCTCAACACCGTAGCCATTCTTGCCATAGCCAGTCCAGGAGAAGTTATAACCAGCGCTCGGCTCTTCAAGCGAAGGATTCTTAGTAACATGCAACATCAGGAATTTATTTCCTGCGATGTAAGCGTGAGAAGCTGTGGCACCATAAGCAGCGGAGTCTTTGATAGCAGCCATGACGACGATCTCATCTACTTCAAGAATCCTCGCCAGGATTTCCTGAGTAACATTGGCGTTGCTGGTGTACTTAAGTTGATCCTTGACATCAGCATGACGCTTAAGCACATCGAAGACCGGCTCGTTGATAACGATCTTGTTAGGGGCAAAACCACCAGTAGCGATCCGCATAGCACGTTTGTAGCCGTCAATGTCCTTAAGCGGAGTCGAACCGGAAGCTGCATCCCACTTAGTCGAGGGATTGCTCCCAGTGGTCCATACACTAGTGGTAAGGAAACGTGTTACCCAGTCGATCTCATCAAAAAGGGAGATTTTCATGGTTACACGACGGGTAGCCGCTTTTTGGGGATTCAGCGGAGTGGGATCATTCTTAATAGACTCAACCGCCACGTCTTCGTGATAGCTAATATCCTGACAGGAATAGCTTTCAAAGTTACGCTCATGGGTTCCGCCTTTGGATTCAGTAGCGGGCATACGGATACCAGCTTCATTCTTCTGCCAATAGGCTTTGTCGTAAGTAGGATATTGACTGGACATCAGCGACACAGGGCAGATGGGAAATACCTTGGTGGCTTTGAACAAGTCAGGACCAGCGCCATACTGGAGGCCGACGTTAGTGAGAATTTCCGAGTATTGTGCTTGCAGCGACATAGATATAGCTCCTTAGCTAGTGGTTATTAGAGGATCTTGACCGGATGGAGTTCGTCAGCCACACCAGCTTCGAGAGCAATAGCACAGATCAGCTTAGTGTCGGTGGCATCACCAGTAGCGGCAACGAGCTTGCCATTAGCATCAGCTTTCAACGAAGCGCCAAGCGTTACAGTGCCACCAAGGATGGCAAGTGCGGTGCCAGAGAGTTGTACAGGCGCCAGAACTTGAGTGGAATCAGTGGAGTCAAGCATAACACCTACACCACAGAGGGTAGCGGATTTGGTTCCAGCACCCGAGAGAACAGTTCCCCTGCTAGTGCTGGCCGGAGCGGTCATAGTGATTACTACTTTACCTTGATCGGACATAATTTAACTCCTTATTAGACAGTGAAAAACTCAGGATACTCAGTGGCGGCCTTGGAAATAGCCGTGTCGAGGTCACATTTGTCGCGAGTAGAGATCAACGCTACAGCTTCATCACGGTTAGCTACGATAGCAGTGGAATGCTCAGTAGATGCTCCTGGAGTTGGCACAGACAGCCCAGCAAGGACTTCATCCAGAGCAGATTGCTTGGCCACAATCTCAGAAGCAACCTTAGTAATCTGAGCATCTTCAAGCTGCAAGACAGCCGCGATAAATTCGTCAGATACTTTAGCTCCTTCGAACTTAGCAGTCACAGCAGCTTTACGTGCAACGGCAGCATCAGCAGCTTCTTTGGCAGCCAATTTAGCAGCGGCTTCTTCGTGCAAAGCGGTAAGTTGTGCGTTAGAAACCACCAGGGCTTCGAGTTGTTTTTGCAACTCAGCGATAGTTACTTGGGAAGCAGCTACATTGTCAGGCATGTCGGCCATTTTACGTTCTCCTATAAGCGAGAGGGTTAGAGCGATAGCATCTTGAAGACTGCCGATTTCGTCGATTAGTCCAAGCTGCTTAGCTTCGGCAGCAAGGAAAGTAGCACCATTAGCTACTTTGGTTGTAATATCGGTTGTGAGAAGTTTACGACTTGAGACTACTGCATCCACGAAGAGCCGATAGATCCCGTCGATACGAGATTGAATATGCGCGCGACTGTCAGCTGAGAGAGGTTCATACGGATTACCGGTTACTTTGTATTGCCCTTGGTAAATGAAACTGGTTTTAACTCCAATTTTCGCCTCATAAGCAGACCAATCTTGGTGCTGAATAACTACCCCAATGGAACCAACCTGAGTAGTGTCATAGGCTACAATCTTACTAGCCTGGGCGCCAATCCAGTAAGCGGCGCTTGCCATTAGACCGTTTGCATAGGTCACTATAGGCTTCTTCTTGTTAGCAATCGCTACGAAGTCAGCTAATTCCTTCGTGCCATCTACAGTCCCACCAGGGCTGTCTATGTCAAGTACAATACCAGCAACCTCTGGATTGTCAAGCGCATGTTGAATGTCGCGTTGAATGTCTATGGTAGTACGAACTCCACTGATGGCAGAAAGCCCACGAGCACGTTTTACTAACGTGCCATTCATAGAGATAACTGCCACTGTGGAAGTAAGCTGATATGGCTGGAGCTTTGAGGCTTCTTGGTCGCCAATAAGCGCCAAGGCAGAACCTTCTTCATGTTGACGAACTACCGCATAGATCTGTTCCAGCTTCGAAGGCAAGATTGCCCATTCTTGGGAGCTAATAAATAGTTGCATGGCACTAGGGGCGTAGAAATCAGACGCTATGGCACTAGAGTTTGCTCTGATACCAGTTATGCTAGTTGAGTTGACAGGTGGATCATAGTGCATCTTCTTCTCCTTCCGGGGAGTCTTTGTTAGTAGAAGCCTCGGCAGCTTCTACAGAGAGTTTAATATCTGCAATCCTGCTTGTAGTTTCATCCCTAGGGGGTAAAGCAACACGATCACGGAGGTATTCTTCTAGCTTATCATCGGGAGTGATGATGTTGTACTTGAGTAGCCGGCCAAGGAAACTGGCAAGATCGCCTAGTTCAATACGTTCAATTCCTACTGCCTTGAGCTTAGGTTGCTCTGCAAGCCCGTTGAAAGCTTTAAGCGCCTTACCACCTATGAATTGAGTGTTTACTACATTGCAGATTGCATTAGCAAACCCTTCCACGGCGATATGGAATAACGAAGATTGTTCTTTGGCCAAAGCAAAGCTGCCACTTGAGTTAGTCACGCCCAGCACTAGAAATTGGCTAAGCATACTCAGGGCGATGTTGTTGCTGTAGCGGTTAATTACTGCGTTAAGATCAAATTGCCGTTTGCCTGGGCTACCGGCTAGTTCAAATGTCCATCTAGCAGGCAACACCAGACCTTCCTGGGCATTCTGCTTGATGTTTCTTACAGTCTTCCAGGCCCAATCACCAATTGGGGTAAGCTTCCCATCAGCATCTTGTAACATTTCATCTTCTGGACATGTAAGCACAGGCAAGCCAGTCAGATCACGCTCAATGCCGATTGATTCTATTTTCTCAATGTTGGTTTTATAATACCAATCTCGATAGGCATTACGGAATAATGATTTACCATTAGGAGTAGTTTGAGTTCTTGTAGTATGGAAAATCAGACATTTGTTAGCTGGTATTTCTACATTGCCCAGGCCGGTGGAAGATTGCTCAATATGTAGAAGATCTCCGTTGGTGTTATATTTCCAATCAACGATAGTAGTCTGTGGTCTAAAGTGTAGTTTATTCCAGAGCACTCTACCATCAGGCTGCTTAATCAGCGTTACTTCCATGACTGAATGACCAAAGACTAAGTGAGTGAGGATGTCTTCTAGTGCCGCCGTCCAACCTGCATTCTCCATGGAAGCTGCAAGGATTCCCTCGGAGTCGTTAACAGTTTTCCACTCAATAGATTGAAAGATTTTATTAATCGCAAGCAGTACGGCTCCGCAAACTGCATCAGTCTGAGCCATTTTATGAAATTCTCGTTTATAGGCATTACCAGCAAGCCTGGATTCCAGTTCAATATCAGTCTGCAAGGAGAATTGCCCACGGACTGAGGTATATGGAATAGCCTTCTTAGAAGCCGGCTTGGCTTCTGGTTTTGATTTGCTATTAAATCCTAACAAAGCTAGACTCCTTAGCCAGTAGGGTGTTTATTTGCATGTAAGCACCTATGTGGTTAGCTGCTTCCCTCGGGTTTGCTATATCAAAATGTCGATAAGTTGAAAGCATAAGACTGTCAGAGTAGTCAGGAGAAAAGTTAAGGCGGTTTCTTATTTGTTTCTTATCTACTACCTGCAATGGGCGAGAGTCTAAGATAAATGCTGTCTCTGGTAGCTCTTGTACGTAGCGATCTTCATCAGGGAGATATAAATCATCTATATTGTCTGCTAATTGCTTGTACAGTTCAGCCCGAATATTACGATATGCTTCTGGATCATTTGCTCTTCCATTAGCAACTACCTTGAAAGTTCTAAAACCAGGTTTACGTTTCAGTTGGTCATAGATAGCTACCCCAAGTCCAACATAGTCTACATAAAGCTCTTGGATGTTGTCTCTGAGGCAAATATCAACCACAGAGGTTATTAAGTCGTTGGTGTCATGGTGCTTTATTCTATAAGGTTTATGAACATAAGCTCCTTGACGGGAAGTTAGCACTGACAAGTCGTGGTTGCCTGCACCTGGGTCTAATCCAGCTACTTTTATAATACCCTCTATGCTGGATTTGTCAAATGCTCTATGACGTTCAAATGCTGCTTCTAGTTGGTCATAAGTAGCCACGACTGAACCAGAACCAAGAGGGAATTCACCTAGGACTTTAGTCCTATACCAGTCAGATTCCTCACCATAGAGGTTCTTCATTCGTTCTATCCAGGATTGGTCTACGAATGGAGAATTAAGTGAGCTAAGAGTTACATTAAACCAACTGGATTTGTTTTTGTTATGTGTGTCGTAGAAGAAGCCATTCGCCCGTGTAGGGTTGCCAACCAGTAGGCAGTAGACGTTTTTCTGTATCATTGAGCCTTCGATGCCTGCAAATACTGCATCTGGGACACCAGATGCCTCGTCAACGATGAATAGCAGATAAGGCGCATGGAAACCAGCTAGTACGTCGCCTAGCTTGTCCTTCGCATCCTTTGGAATAGTACGAGCAGCTATGAACCAGTCACGGAAGCCATCGACGTAGATCTTGCCAGAAATGGCTTTAATAGCCTTGCGCAGAGGTTCAAAGGATATGCGACGAATCCAGCTTTCCATTTCTGCAAATAACAGGTCTTCTAACTGATGCCCAGTTGGCGCAGTACATACAACTTTCGCTTCTACCCGCGTTGATAGGAACCAAAGAGCCGTGGTTGCAGCTACCGTGGTCTTGCCGGTAGTGGTCCCTGACTTAGCAGAGACAAAGTGGTGAGTTAGCAAGCCCTCGGCTAAGGTCTTCTGGTCTGGAGTCACCTTTGCCCCTAGAACTTCGGCCATCCATAGAGGGTAGTTGTTGAAATATCGTTGTATGTACTGCGCTTGGTCTAGCATATAGTCACTGAGGTGAAGATGAAAGAGTGGATTGCACCTGTCGAGAGAGTGAGATTAAAGACGATAGAAGCACAATTGCCTATGTAAGTATCTCCAGGGTATTGGAAATAGACATTTATGCTGTTAGCCAGCACCTCTGGAGGCTCATCAGAGTCGATTAGATTTGTCAGCTCTGTGTAGCTGCTTAGCAATTTACCAGGGCAGACATTGCCTATGTAAGCTTTGATTTCAGCACTTGCAATAGTACTGCCATAAGGCAAGCTACCATCAGAGCCAGCCTGAGAGCTAGCAGCCGGGAAATTGAATTTAAATGGCCCCCAAGCGTCACTAGCTTGTTTTATTTCAATCGTAGCTGCTGCAAAGTCAGGCATAAGTAATCCTTACGTAGGATCAGCAATGGTGTAGCTGAATGCGGGAATGGTTACAGTTCCACCGGAGGTCAGAGTTTGCGTGGTGCAAGTAGTGATGAGACGAATGTTAGTAGCATCGCAAAGGACTACATGAGTTGCATCCCCAGTTGTGGTGATAGAAAGATCAGCTTGCTGCGCGACAGTGACTTTGCGGCCAGAGCTGTCGCCATCTGCTTTGGCGTAGTCCCCAGAGGCCATGGTATGAGCAGCTATCAGAGCAGCGGTGATAGCTGCGGCTCTAGTGGCAGGCTGTGAGGTGCAGATATAAATCTCAGTAGCCCCAGCAACATAGTCCAGGGCAGCATCCATAGCGAGATCCGCGACAAGTTTAGCCATCTTGATTTTCCTCCTTAGCAAGAGAAGCGGCTAGGATTGCCGCGATGATGTCTGGCTCAGCTACGGTAGGGAAGTTTACCGTAGGGGCAGAGATTAAATCGTTAATTTCAAGTGTATAATGCTTAGGTTGTTCCATAAAAGCTCCTAGGATAGAGTGAAGTTTATAGGCAACGTGGTGAAAGCGAAGTCCTTTGAGGAAGCTGTGAACACCAAGCAGTAACCGTCGCTTGGCAGGATTAGGTTTACAGAACTAAGCTGCCCAGAGCTGAGTAGGTTAGCCAGTTGGAGTTGGAACTTAACATCTCCAAGGGATACATTTTGAATTATACTTGCCGCACCTAGATTGTCAACCGTTAGGAGGAAAGCAATCTCAAGAGCTGTAGGGCTTAGTAAGCCAGCAGAAACTAAGGAGTTAATTGCTAGCTGTGCCGCCTCGGCAAGGGAGGTGGTTTGCACCGAAGAGATAGACTGCAAGGCTTCTATTGCCAAGGTGGATTTTTGGACTATCTCCGCAGTAGTAAGGCTGCCATAACTGGTTAGGTTGCTAAGACTAAGCAGCAGGCCAGAAGCAAGGTCAATTGTAGTTAAATTAGAAGCAGCAGTCAAGCTAGTAGGAGTAATTGTAGAACGCTGTGCTAAATCAGAGCTGCTTACAACAGCCAAGGCTGATAGACTAGCTAATTGCAAGGTTGCTTTTTGCAGCAGAGAAGCTAACTGCAATGCTGTCGCAGAGGAAATCGATTGCACTGAAAGCAGAGTCGCGGTTGTGAAGTTAATGTTATCAGCTAAAGTAGCAGAGATCAAAGAGTTAACTGCCAGCAAAGCTGCTTCACTAAGCTGTATATTTGATAATTGACTACTTGCTCCTGCACTAGCAACTGCTAAGATGCTAGCTTGTAACAATGCTGTGTTACTTAAAGTACTAGTTGAAGCGGCATTAGCAATAGCTAGTGTTGCTTTCTGGACAAGGGCTGCTTGCTCTACAGCAGATGATGCACTTAGGGAGTCTACTAAGAGCTGAACACCTGCTTGAAGGCTTATGTTAGTAATAGCAGATAGTCCAGTTAGATGTTGGACTATCAGGTTAGCTTTTTCAACTAGCGTGGTTGTTGAAAGTGAACTAGCAGCAATGCAATTGGCTATGGTTAAGGTAACGCCTCCCGCGCCAAGATCAAAATATACCGCCCCAACCCCAGGAATAATCCTGACAGTCACATCCGCATACCCAACACCCGGAACAATTCTGACGCTCATTTAGCTCACCACAATCTTAGGGTCGAGGTAGAGATAGGCGCTGGACGCGATCTCTTTCGCTGCGCAAAGCCTTGCGCGGTAGAGTCCGGCGATTGCCACCGTAGCCGTGACACTTAACTTTTGTTTGTAGGTAAAACTGGGGCCTGTGCCATTCCAGGTGCTCGTTGTGTCGTCGGTATGATCTGTGGCTGTTGACAAATGTTTGCGGCCTGGTTGCTGGCGAGGCTAGCTAGGGGACTGCCAGCCGTGCCCAAAAACTCGACCTCAAGCCAAGCCTCTTGATTTGTAAGGTCGGCTGTGTCGTTGGTAATGAACAGGTCAAAAGTCTTACTGCCAGTCGTCACCTCGCCATAAATCCAAGGGGTTGCCGCAAACGTATATCGGTTGCAAAAACTGGATGTCTGCAAAAACCACGACGTCGCAACGTCGTTAATTGCGGCTCCACCAGTACGATAGATTGATGCTGAGGAAACCAAAATGTGAGTAAGCAGCACATGAGCGAAAAACTCAGGAGCATTCGCGCTCCCGCAATTGGAAATGAATAAATTTTTCCTGGTTGCCCCAGAACCCGTAAGTGACGGAAAGTCGTTGATAACTGCCCAAGTGGACGGCATCTTGCAGTTTGTTATTTCGCAATCGCCGCCGGCCTGAAAGCTGTAAAAGAGCACTAAACCAGCAGGTAGCCCGCTAAGATCAGCACCAGACAACTTAAATCCGCTATCGTTGTAGTCTCCGTAACTAAAATATCCTGTCCGTTTCGCTCCATCTATGATAGTAAGCCCATTAATTTCTATAAGATCACTTCCACTCGAATTAATTAGTGTTCCTGTGGACGCCGCAGATTGGTCACTAAAATCTAAAGTCAGGTTTTTTACCTTTGTGTATTGCCGAAAAAGCGCCTTCCCGGTTGTACTGACAAACTTGATCGTACAGTCGTTGTATATCTGAGCCTCGTCCGGGTTAATCAAGGTAAGAAATCGGTATCCAGTCTTACTACAAATGCCGTACAGCGCTAATGCACCGGCAAATGTCAGATCATATGCCCCTTCGCTTGTGTCGATCTGATTTGAGCTACTTTTTTGATATGTTGGAGGATTAGACCCTTGAGTAACAGAGATAATCGCACACGGGATACCGGACGCCGGCCCGGTGATTGTGCGGTTTGCCGAATGAGTGTACTGGCATATATGATCGTGGCCAATGTACACTATGTCCCCAGCAGCTAGCGCTATCGCGTCATCAAGGGCAGATAGTGAGGTATACGCCGTTGCCCAAGATGCGCCTGTGGTATTGTCTCCACCATCATCGACATAATATTCAGCCATTTGGAGACGCCTCCTCGGTCAACCCGGCTTCAATTTTTGCAATGATGATGTCCTGCATTGCAACGGGGTCAAAATCCGCAGCGGTGGTAAACACCGGCCCGACAGAATGCACTACACCAGAGTCATCCGTAGCACGGAAAAACATCATGCGCTGCTCGTTCGCCGCTCCGTGGATGGATTCGATTTCAAACGCTACGATTTTCATTGGAAGCTCCTAGGTAGTTAGTCTTCATCAGTAGCACAGTCTACACATTGGCATTGGTGGCCATGGGTTAGGCGGGATTTAAGCCATTTGCAACGGCCATCGGAGCGTTGGCTATTTGGGCATCTGCCCCAGGCGGAGGGGTTGGTAGGTAGGTCTGATTCATTAGGCAGCATAATTAAAACTCCAGAGTATGTTCGATTAGACAACCAAGTTTGTAACGCTCCCAGCGAGCTAATCGGAGTTTGCCAAGGGCCGCTATTGGGTCACGAATAGTTGCTAAAGTTGTCATGGCACCACAACCACCTTTGATAACTCCAAGAGCACCATGTACTTCTAGGATAGCTACGAAGTCATATGGGTCTTTAGAGAGATGACTGTAGTGGTTGTCTCCTGCGCGAATTAGGTAGATTTCCTGCGCGGAGAGAAGTTCAAGTGAAGCAGGCATCAGGCTGACTTTCTTCGAGAGGTAATTATGTCATGTGCCGCTTGTAGGGCGATTAAACGGCTAGATACACTGTTTATTTGCTCAGTTGTGCGCTCAGATAGCAGAGTTATGCTGTGTGAGAGTTCACTAACTGTAGCGGTTAGTTCTTCTACTGCGACTGACAAAGAGGAGTTCTGGGCATTGAAATAGTCTTTCTGGGCTGCAATGGTGGTTGTTAAGGAGTTTATAAGTTCAACCATACTGTTGTTGTGTAGTTCAGAGTTTAGTTTGCGCAACTCAGCAGTGCTTTTGCGTTCTTTGAAGTAGAGTCTGGCTATTAAGATAGCCACTACACTTAATAGCCAGATCACAAAACTAGCATGATCCACGAAGAAGGAGTCGGTTAAGTCAGGGGACATTCCTGCCCAGGCAGCAGAAAACAGGGTTACTGATAAAGCTGTAAGGTAGGTAATCAGCCGCATTATAAGCGCTCTCCGGTTATAGTAGATGGAAGTTCAGAGGCATCATTGGTGATTTCTATTGCTCCGGTGGAGATGGCATCAGAATGCATGGTTTTTGTGTTTATATGAGCTGATAACCACTGGCCGAAGTTAACTGTGACAGAGGATTGTGAAGATTTGTTAGCTGCCTCACTAATCCCTGCCACGCCTAGGACGTATTTACTAGATCCTAAGTCACCAGCTAGAACTGAGGTTTTGATGTTATTGGCCGCGTTGACTACTGAGCTGGTGAGGATGTCTTTGGCTTCGTTTACTACTGTACCGAGTTGGCCTTCTGCTCTGGCACGCAGGCGAGGGTCACGTAGCAAGCGGGCGTAATGGCCTCCATCGGACTTGCCTGGGTTGGTCTTTACGTGGCGAGCTATGTCAACTGGCTTCATACCAGTTGCGGCTAGGTCAGAGATCAGCTCGTGACGGATGGAAAGCTGTGCTTTCTTAGGCGAGATCACATAGGCTGTTTCTCCGTTGATCTTAGCGTGTCCGGTTTCGAAGACTTCAATTTCTGCTCCTGGGTAGTAGGCTTCGAGGAGTTCTCGTTTTGATTCCATGTTGGCACTCCTTGGGTTATGCTATATGGGACTTTATGGGTTAGCATGTTAGTTCTCCTTGGTTAGAACTAGGATAGCAGGTAGGTGGCTGGATTGCAAGAGGGAATTGAAGGGCAGGTGTTAGGTAGTGGGTAGTGGGTAGTGGAGTAAGTGAATAAGTAAGTAAATAAATAAGTGTGGCGGTATATGGACATTTATTTAGTTTGCTCATTTATTATGCCTATTTTAATTATTCTAATAGAGATTAAGAATAGGCAATCTTATTTAATTCATTTAATTTAGAATTAGTTTGCAGAATTACGTGAGTTATTTAATTCATTTATTTAGATTTCACTTTTTAGAACCACGTGAGTACTGTACCCCACTCCCACGCAGATTACTGTATATTATTGGAACCTTATATGCAGTAGTGCTGCCGGGTATAGTGGGCGAGCAAGTAGAGTAGGTTAGTGTGGTTAGGTGAGGGTAGATAGCACAGGGAGGAAGTGTGGTGGGGAAGAAGAGCAGATTAGTTAGTTAGTGGAGTTTATCTGGGAGAGTAAGCAATGGGAGGAAATTTACACGGGAGAGTGAAATAAGTAGTTGACAGCAACGGAGTTAGATGTTAGAGTTAGTCATAAGGATGAGGGAGAGTTATCCACAGGGTGTGGATAAGTCAAAGGTCTGGTGTGGGAAGTTATCCACAGGGGTAAGGGGGAAAGAAAAGGGCAGAAAGCAAGAAAGTAGTGGATAATAAGTAAGTAACATGCTAGAATCAAGCATAAGATAACAACAGGCCAATGCTGGCCAACTAACACAAAGGAGAACAGAGATGAGTGAGAAAATTATTGGTAGTAAAATTGTTGAGGTGAAGGCTGTCCAGACTGTCTCGGTTACGGTGGAAGGAGTAAAGACTGAAAAGGATGCGCAGCTTGACTTCACGCTGGTTTGCCCGGCCACGATTGAAGAGCTGACGGCCAGCTTGCAGGAGGCTAGTGAGCCGGCGCGGGCGTACTTTTTTTCCATGCTGGAAAGTAACATGACTACCAGAGCCAAGAACAAGGCAGGTCGGTATCTGACAGCAGATGCCCAGTTGCATGTACCCAAGGAAATCGGATTGGACTGGGCCTTTGGAGTAATCGAAACGGGTAGGTTCAGTTACCGTAAAACTGCGGAGTTATTCCGGGTAAAGGCAGAAGAGGCCCGTAAAGAAAGCATGGAATTGCCTGAGCTGCTGGCCAGTGGGGCGTTGGAACTGTCAAGTTTTCTGGAGCAGCACGCGGAATTGAAGGAAGAAGCCCGGAGATTTGACCGAAAAGCAGCAGAGATGGACGCCAAGGCAGATGAAGAGGCGGCGGAGAGAAAGCCCAGGACAAAAAGGTCAAGGTAGATGATCGCAAGGATGTCCAAGAGTAACACCTAGCTTGGCTTGGATTGTTAGAGCAAAGGAACAATTGGTAGCTGAATTGTTCCTTTGTTCTATAGAATGCAAGGTACTAGCTGACCAGCAGGCTTAGGGTGGTTGCCATTGACTGGTTGCCGATGGATTGCCACCGGGCAAGATGCCAGCACAGAATAGCTGGGAGACGGGCTAAGTTAAGTAAGTAAGTAAGTAAATGCGTGAATAAATAAATGTCGATTCTACGCTTATTTACTTACTCATTTAGCTCATCTATTCTCCAGTCCCAGGGAGCCACCTTTTCACCATCCCCGATACCGAAGTTTGTCGCGCTCCTGGGGGGGGGGGCCTTCAAGCACGTGGATAGCCGAAATTTTGGATTGGATTGGCAGGCTGGCCTTTCTTCCTCTTCTTGGCAAACAGGTTGCTAATAGCAAGGTATATGCCAAAGTATCTTAAAAAAAAATTTTTTAATAATAAGAGAGGGGAGTCTAAAACTTATAAAGAGATTAATTAGATTAAGGCTATCATATTAAGATAGGCTTAATGAAGCCCATTAAGCATACTAAATAAGTTAAGAAAGTAAATGAATAAGCGTCAAATCAGACACTTATTTACTTACGCACTTATTTAGTGTCAGAACTAAGTAAATAAGCGTCAATTCCAGCGCTTATTTATTCACTCATTCATTTAGTCTAGCCAGCATACTAAATAAGTTAAATGGATAAGTGAATAAATGTCTATTTACCGGCACACTTATTTATTTACTCATTCACTCATTTAGTCTCCCCTCCCAGAAAGGACACTTGGCAATGAAACGTCTCTATGTAGGCAAACAAAAGACAGCAGCGAACAGGAGCGAAGTAATCTTGGCCCAGAAGAAACGAGTTGGCCAATGGTTGCTGGTGGTGGTGATCTTGCTGGGGTTCTTGCTTGGGTCAATTCAGTGGTGAAAGGAGAAATAAGATGAATAGCCAGGCGATTGTAAGAATGGGCGTGAATCAGGCTAGCAGTATCGCGGATTATTTTCGTATTGAGAAGCAAGTAATCAAGCAAACTCGGCTTTTTCCAATGTTGGATTGCTGGCAAGCAATAATGCAGAATATGCAAAATATGCTCGTTAGTAGAGGGCAAAAATGAAAGTATTTAAGATAGTATATGAATCTATTGCTTCAATAGCGGCAGTTTTAGTGTTCTACATGACAGGGCATAACAAGATAGCAATCTTTAGTGCTATTTGTTTTTTAGCATTATTTGGCATACTCCGGATAGTGCAAACTATGCGCAGCGAAAATCAACGTGAGTTGATAGAGCTTTATAGGAGGAGAAATAATTTCTTACAAAGGAGTGAAAGATGACACGAAAAGATTAGGAACTTATCGCCAAAGCAATTGCTAATGCAGTTAAAGAAATTAAACTCAAAGAGCCTCAAGAGATCAAGAGGTTATGTTAGATGGCGTTGCGTATGTAGTTGACTTTCTAGTAGAAGGTTTTATCAAAGAGAATCCTAGGTTTACTGCTGGCACGTTCTTTCAGCTCGTAAACCACACTGAGGAATGCACGAAATAGCTATCGCCCTACGAAGCGCTGACGGGAACTCTGGGCCTTAATTTCTGGATAAGTAGATCAAAAGATATAATCAGACTAAGGAGGATTTATAATGACTTTACGACAGCGGTTAGCTAAATATTCCACAGCGGAGTTAAAGGCCATGTGTGGGGCTTGCAAAGAATTGATACACACGTATGAAACTAGTACTAAGATAAAATGTCCGCTTTGCAGAACAGCCAGGGCAATAAAGTCGGAAAGAGGATCTGATTTAGCTTATTGCGTTTATTGTCCATGGATTATCTTTGACCTACATGATTGCTACGGAGGGAGCCACCATGCAAGAGAAGCGGGATATGCTGCTGAATATAGCATTGGCATATTCTACCCCTATCAATCCCTGCCTGACAGAATAGAAAGGCTAGTGCGCTGGATCAGCAGCTTGACCCGCGAAATTGCCTTACGTAATGCTCCACGGATAACCCCAAGCAAGCTCAAAGCCTTAATTCTAGCCAAGTATCCTGATAATCTTTTCTTTTCACATGATAACATGCGTTTCGCTGGCGATACTATGAAGAACTTCGGGGTGCGTAGCGTAATGCTGCTAGTCGAAGGCGAAGAAGTACCTCATTGGGAACTTTACAGGAAGCAGCCGACTAGCAAAGGGGCGAAGCTGTCTAATTTCTTCAATAAAGAAACTCTTAAGCGGTATTCCACTAAGGACAGATAATTGCAGGTGAATTTTATCTATCAGCAATCCACCATTTAAAGGAGCCAACAAATGGAAACACGAATTAAATTAACTGATTCCTTAATGACCGTGATTATGAAAATGTCGGAAGGCAACCCTGGGGCGGCTACTGTATTAATGCAAATGTGGACAGAAGGTGATGCCATTGACCCACAAAATTTCATGAGTGGATTCGGTGCAATTTGTGCGTTAGATTCCTTTGGTATCTATGGACATAAAATATGGATGCTTTACAAAGATGTCTGCGGTGAGAATATAGAAAATACCCTCGCAGTGCTGAGAGCTTGTCAGCTTGGGCAACTACCAGTGAGTAAAATGCTATTTGCTATCGACAACCACGGGGCAAGTGTTGACATTAGCACTATACTGGCGGGAGTTAAAGCGAAGCTACCAGAATTTGGCGTAAAGCAAACCGACAACCCGCAAGATTAACTTTGTTTCAGAAGCAATCTAAGGCTTGATTGCTTCTGGCTAGAGAGTTAATCAAGCAATAAAACTAAAGGAGAAAGCAGACTATGTATATCCAGCTAACAACAAGATGCAATATGCAATGCCCACATTGTGCCTGGAGTTGTGGCCCAAGGACTGGTGAGCATATGTCAAGAGCGGTATTCATGGCAGCGATTGAACAGGCAGTTGAATACGATTATTACATAGCACTAGGTGGCGGTGAGCCCACTTACCATCCAGAGTTCTTTGATTTTCTGTCTTATGCATTATGCCACATAGAGAAGGAGGAGTGTATTTGGATTGCTACTAATGGCAAAGCAAAGACTAAAGCATTGAAACTGCTTAACATGGCCAAACGGGAGGGCTTTTGTTTAGACCTAAGCCAAGATCGTTTCCATGAGCCAATTTCAATGGAGGTTGTCCATGCCTACGAAGAAGCAACTAAGCGGCATGAGAACATATGCATTAGGAATACTTTCGAATCAAGAGGCGCTGTAATAGCCCACGGGCGGGCGACTTCTCTAGCTAGCGACTTATTACGAAATGATTGCATTTGCAATTCTATTTTCGTGCAACCTTCAGGAGTAGTAAAAGCCTGCGGGTGTGATAATTCTCCAGTAATAGGCCACGTGCAAGCAGAGATAGATTTGGATTGTTATGAAAGATGGGAAGAAGAGATGCATCCATACCTGCTGAAAAGGAGCAACAGATGAAAATAACCAAAGAACACTATGCTGCTTTAGAGAAGCAAATAACTGACTTTTGTAAAACTAATCCTGAGTGGTTAGAGAAGCAAGTAACTAACTTCTGCAAAGCTAACCCGGAGTGGTTCAAGGAACAATCTAAGTTACTCTCTACTGCTGCACTTGGCTGGAGGATAGTAATCCTATCCGGTTGTATTCCGTTTAGCTGTGATAATCTTTATAGGCATCTAAATGACAATCATATCACATCCGCCTTGAAAGTTATCCTGAATAACTACAAAAGGAGCCAACAATGAAAGGCGCAATATTACACATCCCAATCCAGCTAATGGATTTAACAGATCTGCTAGAGGAACATATCTGGGAGCCACTAGAAGATGCTCAGATTGAGTTCCTAGTATCTGTGAGAATTACTAATTACTACCCTGGCAGACCGGCAGTCATGTATCTTCGCAACGGAGACCCGGGTTATCCAGCAGAACCGGAAGAGTATGAGTTCAAACTAGCTCATAACTGGCTATCTTGCATCCCATGGGCAATTAAAAACAAACCACAAAAGGTGGTTGATGTTTTCAAAGAGTATAATGTAGAAATAATGATCGCTCTCAAGGCGTTTGTTTGCTCTAAGCAATTTGATGCCTGGGTAGACGACGTCTTCCAAGAAGCCTATAGCAAGGAGAATTACTACGATGACAGCAGAGATGAATGAACTACTAGCTTGGCTTAACAAACAAAGATCAAATATCAATTACCTTGTAAGTGTAGAAACTAACTTGCTTCGTCTGACAGCGCTGAATGCCTCAGCAGAAGCCTACAGTCTTACTATTGCAAAGATTACTCAGATGCAGCAAGTTGCAGATGTGGTAAAGTAGAAAATGCTATAAGTGTGGTCTTTTTTGGAAACAGCTAGAGGGACCGCGCAAGCCTAATGTAGATAGTTGTTTGCTTTACGGTGTAATCTGGCCAATTTGGTTTATTGCAAAACTCGTGCAAAACTTTAACCATTGAACGCGGGGAGCCAGAGTGCTATTGGCTCTCCAAGTTGAACGGTTAACCCCCAACAAAGGAGACTTGTATGAAAAACCTGGCTATTATCATCTTACTAAGCAGCCTGCTTCTTGGCTGCTCCACACCTGAGCCTTGGCCTTATAGCTTTCCCCCTAGTAGGGCTGACCGTCAAAGAGCAGCAGATGACGCAGAATGGCATTACTGGCAACGCCAATTTCTTCGCTATGAAAATAGAAGATAACCTACAGTCAAAGGAAAGCATTATGAAAACAACCGAAGAGATTTATGCTTACATGCAAGCCAACAAGATAATGGCCAGAGACTTCGCATGGATGGAAAAAACCATCCAGTCAATGAAGAGATTAAGAACCATTGGGATTGCAGAAAATTTAAATTGGTCTGATGTAAAATATCTATACACTGGTTGGGACTGTTTGCTTTGCTTGCAGGCTAAAACTGCTATATTAGACAAACACATAGATCCAAAGATATATGGCTATTGTTGCGTATGCCCTTGGAAATTATTAGAAGGCCGTGCTTGCTTTGTTTATGACGAGCACAAAGCTGCGATAGAACGCTATGATCGCTGGTTATCTAAACTGACTGAAATGTATAGCTATGCAATTACTAAACAGCAAGAGGAGTAAAAGAATGCAATATAAAAACTTTGAACTAACCATTTCACATGCAGTAGAAGGCAGCCCGGCACATTATGAAGCAACCGAGACTATCCAGGCCAGGACTAAAAAGGAACTTTTTCTTAGCTGTCTAAGAACCTTTGGGCATTGTATGGGCAAGATTGATGATGCTTGGATATTCAGTCGCCTAGAAGACGAAGAAGTAATAACGACTACTGTTAGCGTGAAAGTTTGCGACTATGCAATATTCAACTATACAGTAGATGCCTTATGAAGCCGAGACTTTAAGTCGTGATGCTTCGAGTGTTTGGAAAATACAAGAATTAAAAAACAATTAGCACAATAAAGAGGTAACTTATGCTAACTAAAGAAGAAATCACAGCCAAGGTAATGTCTGCAAGGGAAGTCTATGGAGTATTAACGGACGCTGAAATTGCTTTGTTTAAAACGACACTCAGAAATATGAAACAAGTACGAAATTATGCCGTAAATCGTGGCATTGCTTGGCAAAATGCATTAGACAACTTTCCAAGTGGCACTTGCCCTTTGTGCCGTGCCAGCAATGAAATAAAATATTTTAAAGATACTGACGCTAAACCAACTAAATTCATAGCCATGTCGATATTTGATACTTATGTTTATGAAACCACTAAATGCCATCACTGCCTTTGGACCCGTTACACTAATTATATATGTGCTAACTATGCTAATCATCAGAACGCTCTTGAGCGCTACGAAGAATGGCTGGCATTGCTAAATGAAGAAGAAAAGCAGAATAAGCAAGTAGCAGATGCCTTATGAAGCCGTGGTTTAGTATTATATTATTCCTATTCTGCCTTTGGCTGGTTAAATTCTGCGAGCATAGATACTTACTTCCTTGAGGAGACTAATCATGAGCGTCTGGACTAAGCAAGAAATCGCAAAATTACAACGTGCACTGACTGAAATGACAAGACTTCGTAAAAAAGCCATTGACGGAAAATTATCTTGGGGAACTGTGAAAAGGGTATACAATCATGGTAATTGTCCTTTATGTTGTACTGTAGACGGTTGTTATGCTTGCCCATGGATAATTTTCACAAAACATATGTGCAGCTATCATGTTTACCATAACCATGCAGACTCGTTGATTCGTTATGCTGATTGGAAGAAGAGATTATCTGCTATACAACGCGGTCTTGAAGCCTGAAAGGAGCTAACTGATGCTATCACAAGAAGAAAGTATTCGCAGAATTAAAGACGCTGAACTGACTGTGGATAAACTTAGAATATTAAGCAATACCATTGCAAGCATGATTGAGTTAAGAAACTATGCAATAACCCATGATCTTGAATGGTGGGAGGTAAAAAGAAAATTCACAGGTAGTATTTGTTTGTTGTGTTCTAATTATCAATCTTCACTGCTTGCTAGCAAACAACCACGCCAAGAAGCGTGGGTGGCTTGCAATTTATGTGCATGGCAACTACTAGAAGGTGAAGTGTGTAAGTCTTATGACAACCATGAAGAAGCACTTGAACGCTATGAAAGATGGCAAATTGCATTAAACAATATCATAAACGAATTATACAGAGGCGACTTATGACTAACACAATAAGCCGTTACAAACTGGAACATTTCTTGCGAGAGCATTGCAAAGGATTTTTCTCTTGCAAATTCGTCAAGAAAGACCATACAATCAGGAAGATAACCGCACAGTTCCCGAAGCCTCTAGAGCATCCAAAGCGGCCAGCGCCGGCGAAGCTAGCTAATGAATACTTATTAGTCCGGGACATAGCACTATACCGAGCAGCCCTGGCCATGGGCAACAACGCAGACCTAGCAGCAAGTAAATCCTACAGGCTAATCAACCTCGCGACAATTATTGAAGTAACTATCAACAAAGTAACTTACACAGTAATCTAAAGGAGCCAAGCTATGCGATTTAAGAAATCTACAGAGCTAAAGGTGGCCAAGTGTGATTTCAAAGATTATAATGTTGTTCCATTGGCTTTTATCTCTCCTGATGGACTTTTTGCTTATCACAAAGCAATTCAACCAGCGCTACGCTCTAATGCCTGGACGGTTACTCACGTTCAAACTGGAGCGAGTATATATCATTTTAAACTGTGCAAACATGCCCGCGCAATGGCTGTCTTGCTAGTGCAAAACGCTAATTCTGCGCCTGAAAAATGGGATAGCTTGCCGGCGGAGTGTAAAACAGCAGAAGCTATCAAAGCACACTTTGCCATTAACAAAACTATGGTAATTAAATTAGCTTGCACAGCAGAAGCGCTATGAAGCATATAATAATCTCTGCATTATCATTAACTCTCGGCACAGCTATCACACTAGGCCCAGGTGAAGTAATCCAAGTGCAGGATCAGCTACACAAGCGCCTAACAGAATTGACCTTTGGCCGTGATATGACAAACGCCTCACTAAGAACCATAACCGTAACAGCTAGCGCATATTCAGCTAGTAAAGCTGAATGCAATGCTTCGCCAGAGATAACCGCAGATGGGACACCTAGTAGAATAGGCCTGCTTGCAATTAGTCGCGATCTTGAATCTGAACTTGGTTTACAACTCGGCGAGACTGTATTGCTACCTGGGCTTGGTGTATTCAAGATCCACGACAGGATGAGTACGCACAAACACAAAGGAACAGCCAAGTGCAAACCAATCAGGCGCTCAGTAGACATACTTCACGCTTCTAACAAAGCCGCCCGGTTGTTCGCCACCAGAACCACGGAATTAATCTACATTCGCTAAGGAGACTAATCATGGCTAAAGAACGTCGCTACTGCCCAGAGTGTAACAAGAAAGTCCTTGCAGAGAAACAATCATCAGGTTTCTTGCTTCATATTATTCTAATAGTGCTTTCTGGTGGCTTATGGATTCCTTTCGCACTGCTAGCTGCAATGCTAAGCCCCTCCGACTGGCTTTGCCCTAACTGTGGAGCAAGAACAAAATTCATCTGGTAACTATGTTCTCTCCAAGGAGCTAATGCCATGCAGTTAGATGACTCACCTATACAGGAGCGCGTCAAGATTGAAACCGACGACGCGATTGCTATCTTAGCAGAAGTATTCATGGCAGCTATTGAAGATCTGCAATCAACAAGTCCTTCTCCAGAAGTTATTCGGTGGTTTATCAGTGATGAGTTGTATATCTGTTCATTTATCTACCTATGTCAGGTGTTTAATTTCTCACCATGCAGAATAAGACAGTATTATAAGGTGATTATTTATCGGGATTTTATTAAGCTGAAGAGTGAGGAGAGTAAAAGCATTAAAGTGATTTAATGTCTGGCGAAATAGCCAAAGGGAAATATTAACACATTTTAATCATTTTCCCCCTTGCAGATGCTTCTCAAAATGCTATTCTGTCCTCACCTAAGCCCATCGGCTATCTCACCAATCAAGGAGCCAGAAAATGCAAATTATCCGTAAACCCGTAGGTACCCGCGAAGAAACCCTTGGCAATATTGATTTCCCCGTGGCTGAAACTCTGGCGGAACTTTTGGAAAGCTACGGTGAGGACATCGTAATCAACATGGCTAACAAGTCTATCGCTGCTGATTATGAGCGCGTAGCCAGGGAAGCCCTCAAGAAAGAAGGTGCAACTGAGGAGTCTGTGCAACAGATTATCAACACCTATCGTCCGTCGGTACGCTCTATCAAGCCCTCGTTGAAAAATTTCACTATGCTGGCTACTCGGTTTGCCGGCGCTGGCATGGCCGATGTACTTGTCTCGGCTTACCAGCTCAACAACACCGAAGGCTTGGAAGCTGCTTATAATTACCTGGAAGACCAAGCACGGTTGAGAAATATCCGATAAGTAAGCATTCAGCAGCCACGCATTGCCACTCTCCTGCAATGCTTAGGAGCTGCTCCGGTCCTGAGCATGACCTAAAAAGGCTCTTTGTTTTGGAGCAATTTCTAAATAAACTAAACAAATTTCATTGAAAGGAACTAACTTGCTATGCCACCTATTCGCTGGGGTCTTACCGAGGGGGCCTACCGAAAATGGGCTTTCCTATTTGACAAAGATCTCCCGACAGAAATTCATGTCCCAAAAGGAGCTTTGAGTCACGCTGGTTACATCAGGGATGTTATCAGATATGCAAATGAGAATAACCTAAAAGGCCAAGACTGGTTCGGAGCAGTACAGATAACTGCAACAAGCGACAGGACAATTACAATCATCCCAAAGGGAAAAATTAGCATTGCTAACCTACCTTCCCTAAGCGCCATGGAATTGCTTAATTACTACAACCAAGGTAAAATAGTAAACCGCTTTAAATGCTATTTCCCAGATGGAGAAGAAGAGCTTGCTCACATTGCAACAAGTCTCAACTTGCAATATGTCTCTAAAGGAAATAATATCTTTGAGTTCTATGAGACTGAGGACGTATGAAATACGAAGATATATTTGAAAAGTCTATAACAGAATATACTGATGAGGAAATAACTGCTCGGGCAATGCAGTTAAGACTGACCAGCAAGGTAAGTAAAAAACTAACCGATACAGAATATGCAACTACGAAGCCGAAGCCAGTTAAACAACCAGCCACAAGCAAGACAGCTCAAATGCTAGAAGCAGCCTTAGCAAAAGCAAAATCCGTCCAACGTGCCGAAGGGAACCAAGATGGAAGTGCTTAATCTCCAATCTAGCCAGTTATCCACTTTAATGGAATGCCCGCGTAAGTGGTATTATCAATACCACCTCTGGCGCGGAGTTCCTGCAAGTGGTCCGATGGTTAAAGGTACAACTTTTCACCTGCTTGGGGAGCTGCATTTAAAACAAGGTGTAGAGCTGGATCATCTACATGAAGCAGTTAAAGCTCATCCCCAGGCTAAGGAGCTTTTGCCTTATTTCTTCGAAGCTTACCAAGGGTATCTTGATTGGTATGCACGTTACAAAGACGATCAATGGCAGTTATTCGAGATTGACGGTAAGCCATCTATTGAGGTTGAGTTCAAACTGGAGCTGGCTAGCAATATATTCTTCTGGGGAAAATTCGATCAGCTCCGGACCAATGGGCATAAAACCTGTATCTTTGACTGGAAAGTAACCAGTGCAGCTTTGACTGAGTACTTCTTCCGTAAGTTCGAACTAAGCTGTCAGACATTTGCCTACAGCTTCGCTGGCAAGGCATTCTTTCCTGATATGGACGGATTCTTTATTGATGGAGTACAGCTAAAAGACGGCAAGCAAGATTTTCAACGCCGCTACTTTCCACTTGTCCCAGCCTTGGATGAGTTTGTAGCTGAGACCACTAGGCTAGGGAATTGGATTCTAGAGCACATTCACAATGAGAACTTCTTCGAACACCGCTGGACAGGCTGCATCAATAAGTATAACCGTAAGTGCGAATTTGCAGATGTCTGCCTAGCTAGCCCACACCGTAGAAAGGCATTGCTTATGAGTGATTTGTTTGTAGATAACAAACCAATTTATGATTTCTAGGTGATAGTATGCTTAAAACTAGCTTGCATGAAAATACCACGCACCTGTTCACTGGTCATTCTGGCTGGGACAGGATGGAACTTACATCAAATGACGAGAAAGAATTAAATCAATTCGCAGATAACGCAGCTAGGCAATTTTGGCATATCTGGTATCAAGGCAGCAGAGATATTGAACCAACTAACTACTTGGTACTTTACAAGCCCCATGGAATAACCAGTCAATGGGAAGATAACTACGAAGGAGGCTATGAGCTGATTAATGAAAATTCAAATTCCTAACGAAATTGGAGAACAGTTTGTACACTTAGGGGCTAAGTATGATGCAGTTAACTCTACCCTGGAAGTAGCTTGTAAGCATCATACAGAAGTTACTGAGCAACTTGATGCAGAATCTAACGTGCTGTGGGACAGCTTAGGGAAAGATCTTGACCTGGACTTCTCCCGCAGTTGGCAACATGCTTACATTGATGGTAGTCACTATGTTATTTCTGAGAACGAAGGATCTGCCGATGGCTAATACGAAGCAAATAACTAACGGGACATTGAAGGTGCTGCTAGTCGGGGATGCAGGCAGCAAAAAGACTTTGCTTGCTTCCACCTTCCCAGATCCTCATTTTGTTGACCTCGACGACGGGATGCTAGTCTGTCGTGGCAAGGATATTAAGTATATCACAATCAGCGAACGAGAAACAACTGACCCGGACTTTCTAGCGATTTGCAAAAACCCAACGCGGGATGCTAAGTTATCAGCCTTCGCCAAGTCACAAATGCTAATTGAGCATTGGCTTAACAACCTGACTGCTAATCAAACTCTAGTGCTGGACTCTTTGACTTTTTACTCTGACGCAGCTCTGCGGCATGTACAAAAGTTGGAAAATCCAAAAGACATGAGGCAAACCTACGGAGGAGCACAAAAATTAATTTCTTGTACCTTTGAGCTATTCAAAACTGTCCCTTGTAACATAGTCGTCATTGCTCATCGTGCAATGGTAGAGGAATCAGAAGGAGTTATCAGTTACGTACCTAAGACCGCTGGTAAATCTTTTGCTTTACAGCTCCCTAGCTTCTTTGATGAAGTCTGGAGGACAACCACAGTGACCAAGAAAATAGGAGGAGAGACAATCCAGAAATACGCAATTGAGACTTTCAAAACCCACAAAGAACAAGGTAAAACAAGACTAAACCTCCCAACCGTCATAGAAGATCCTACTTATGACAAAATTATTTCTCTATCTACCAAAGGAGCTTAACCATGGCTATTGTACTTCCTGTTGATCTTAATGATGTCGCTGCAACTCAAGTTTTCAAAGTAGCTGACCCGGATACTTATGAGTTGGAGATTAAATCAGTAAAAGCCGGTACTAGCAAAGCCGGTAATCCTAAACTTGACTTGCGGTTGGTGATTATCAACAACGACGAATTTGACGGTATTGGAATTTTTGATACCATTACTTTGACCAAAGAGGCAATGTTCCGGCTGAAACAATACTCCCTCGCTACTGGGCTGGAAATTGCCGGAGAATTTGATGAACAAGATCTTGTTGGATTGCAACTTAGTGCAGTTGTAGATGTTGAACCTGTTAAAGATGCTAGCGGACAGATTCAATTCCAAGAAGATGGGCAACCGAAACTTCGCAATGTTATCAAACGTATTCTTTTCAAGGAGTAGTAATAATGAAACGCAATAGTCTACTGCTTTTGGTCATTGCCTTGCTCGCTGCTTGTGGTCCAGTGAAAACTACAACAGACAAAGACCTGGCGAAGTTGCCTTCTCCGTGTGACCCTATTACTGAGGTTGATACTATGATCTCTACTGGAGAGCTGCAAGATCCTAAGCTTCAAAGCGAAGCTTATAAGAATCGTCCGGCTTTCATTGTGTATTTCCCTGACAGTGCTTCTCGCTGTCAACCTATTGGACAAGATAGTGGAGAATAACAACTAATAACCCAATCACGGTGAATGCATAGGGGGTTCTTTACTAGCCGGTGTTGTGGCGGTGGGTACAGCTAGACGTGATTGGTGCTTTTAAAGTAAAAGGAGGTGCTGGATGAAAAACAATCTCGAAGATCTTAAAGTAGGTGAGTATGTATGGAGTCCTTCAATGGGCTGGGGAAAGTACTGGAGGTAAATGCTGATTCTTCATGGCCAATTAGAGTAGTGTTTGTATTAAATAATTATGATGTAGGTAGGACTTTTTCATACTCCATCGGAGGATTTGCTGACTCTGAGCATAATCAACCTACTCTATTCAGAGAACCAACACATATTGACTCACCTAGGCCGCAGCAGTTCAGACAAGACCAGCGCGTTTTAGTCAGCTTAGATGGTGCGAATTGGATAAAAGGATATTTTGCTTATAGCAATGGGCAATACTTTCAAATTTACTTAAATGGCGATAGCTGGTTATCCGATAACCAGATTGCAGATCAACTTTATCCTTACTGCAAGGAAGCCTAACATGGACACAACCACCGACGTAGCAATCTCCCCAGCAAAGAACAAACTACAGCATTTTATCAATACCCAAATCTTAGATTGCCTTTCCACTTTAGATCCTATCTATGCCAGTTACGGCACTGACATTGCCTCCCATGGGCAACTTCGCTGGTTCGCTAATGATCCATCCGTGAGGGAATTCTGGTGGAAAGGTAAACTAGCAATTACATTTCGTATTTCTATAGATGAATTGTCTCAGATTTCTATTGACGCTCACCATCATCATCTTGACTAGGAGCTATTACATGCTTGTTCGAATTCAATCTTTCCTTGAATCTATGCGTCTTCATCGTTGTGTTGAGCTGCATACTGGGCACCCTTTGATATTAGATTTCACAATGCATGAGCTATATCCTTTGCTTGAACCTGGAGTGGAAGTGGAAGTGATAGAAACAGTACCGGTTGTGCATTCAGTTGTGATTGCTAGATTGAGCTATTAAAGCTACGCTGGAGGAGCTTAACGATGGAATCGACTAAAGAAGAAATAAATCAATACCTGACAGAAGCTATGGGAGAATGTTGGCATGAAACTTACTTCTCAGTTACCAGCCAGCATATTTGTAAAAAATGTGAAAAGCCTATAGCAAGTCTATTTAGCTTGGAGCATAATAACTTCTTCACCTGGGAAGGCTTTGGTAAGCTCTGGGAATGGTCAATTACTCAACCGTGGTTTGAGGATTTCTGGTTTAAGCGCGCTTGGAGTATTCCACAGCAGACAATTAATCCAGAACTGCTTACCAAGGCGATTTATAAACTTTTGAAGGGGTTATAAATGAACACCGGAAACGAAGTACGAAGCATATTAATGAATGAACTTGGGCTGCCTATGGAAACGAAATATACCATAGTTCAAATTAAAAAAGCCTATTTTGCGACGTTTCACGAAGCTGGGGAAATATTCTTTAATTACCTAGCTACGCCAGAAGAAAACTTAAAAGCCACAGAAGCAGAGTGGCTAGAGTTTTTTGAAGAGTTGGAAAAGGTAAGCAATGAGTCTGATACATAATGTGGCAAATAAGTGGTGATAAGCTATACAAAGGAATTTAATATGGATACTACATGCTTAAACAATGAAGATGCCAGCAGAGTTGGAGAGCTGATTTCCAAGCATGGCATACAAGAATTTGATGCCTTTGTACGTTTCTGGGGGAGAAAATCAACTGTGCAGATTGATGGAGATTTAAACAGCAAAGAATTGAGACGTATTTTAGAAATTGCAGAATATTTAGAATGCTAACATATAGCGAGATGAAATTGAATGGCGCAGTTAAGACAATAATGTACAAATTAATTGGTTCAGTGTTAATTATACTGGCCTGTTGGTTGTTTGCCTGAGAAGGAGCTAACTATGTGTGAAGAAAACGAAGACATGGCAAAACGCATAGCCACACTGGAGCGACAGTTGCACGAGGCAAAAGCGGCACAAGTCCACAACCACCATTTTGCATATTACGGGCTAGATAAGGCATCAGAAGACCGACTTAAAGGCTCTGGCGTCATTATCACAATGACCGTTCTTGGTGGAAAGGAGCTTTTTGCTCCCGTCATGGTCTCTGGAGGACTGTCGAAAGAAACTATCGCTGCACTAAAAGCAGATTTGGTACGCTCCTACAACTTTTGTTACGATTTGAAACCAGGTGCGTAAACGATTGGAGGATGTATGACAGTAGAAGCTAAATGGTGCTGGAAGATGGATTACTGCAAGAAACAAGGTATACCACCCGCTCAAACGTGGGCGTGGGAACAGGCAGAGAAAGCATTTTGCATGACGCATAACCATCATTACCCGCGCAACTCTGATTTTGGGTATGCTGCTGATTCGGTCGAGGAGGCATTAAGGGCTGATACGCCATAACGTTTGAGATAACCGAGTCACATAGCGAATCCGGCTGATTGGTTAGATGCCTAACGAAAGGATAGAAAAGATGAATTGGTTCCCTTGGAAGCAGAAGACTACT